TTCTGTAAGTATTCCGGAAGCTCCTGCATCTACAAGGTTTCTACCTACAAAGGCAAAGACTCCATTACCATTAACGTTGGTAAGGTCAGGAACTACGTTATAGCTGATGTTAAGGCCGGCGTACTTTCTACCGTTATTAACACCGCCTGCTGCAACATCGGCTAGGCCAAACGTTGTGAGGTACATGCTTACTTTATAGTTACTGGTCAAATAGTCGGGAACCCGGAACTGCATCGTAAAGCCTGTCTCTACATTGTTAACAGACTGACTGTCCCATGCGAGTAGCTTTAAGAATGTGAATAACCTGTCTCTAAGTCTTTCGTACTTAGCGTTCAACAGGCTTACGTCGTGGAACTGCCCTCGGTTAGAACCTTCTATGATAGCGGAAACTCTAACAATACCTTGCCCAGGGGCAGAAGTATCTCCTTCTATAAGGATATTAGGACCTGCTACTAGTTTCTCAACTACAGGGCCAGTTAGGAAGTTACCTTCCGCATCTACACCTTTAACAGTCTTAAATCCGCCTAAGTTACCTTCTAAGATAGAGAAGTTGAACGCAGCCTTGATTAAAAGGTCGCCTGTAGACGCAGGTAGTCCTGTGTGGCAGTCAACGATAGTTAGGGGCGCACCTTCTTCTACTTTTATAGAATTAACGATACCAGCAGCATTTAGAGCCATTTTGGTCATATAAATAGCAACATCGGCGTCAAAGCGGGCGTCAGGGGTAACTTCAAACTGTATATCCCTATTCCAAGGCGTTCCGCCGAAAGTATCGGCAAACCAGTATAAAGTAGCAACATCTGGGGTATATAGGCCTTTTCCAGCCTCAAATTCACCACGTTGGCTCATAGTTAGGCCATTAAGCTCCATAACTACAGAACTAACTGGCGATGGTGGGTAATAGGCCGTTAAAGACTTATCCATGTCGATAGCGTACTCAAATAAGCTTTGAGGCACTCTATCTTCCAAAGAAAAGTCCCAAGTCTCGGCTAGAGCTAACGCAGACGTTGCTGCGGCACCAGCGGAGGTAAATAGCGGGATATATAGGAACAAGCCATCCGCTATTGGGATAAAGCTGTTGCCTGACACTGCAGAGAGTGTAGCTAGTGAAGTACCTGCACTATCGAATACCTCGACATCAGGAAAAGGGCCACCTGTATCGACATCACCTGCTACAGTCACTTCTAAAGAGAATGTAGGAGCTGTCTCGTTGGCGGTGTTATCGTAATTGTACCCGAAGATAGCAAATGGAAGATCACCAGTAGTGCTGACACCTTCGGAATAGTGCATACGAGGAAGCCAACCTTTGGCGTCATCTGGTAATGTAAGTGTCCATGTACGTTCTGCTGCGGTAGCTGTCAAAGGTGGAACCCACGGCTGTGACGGCACTGCTGGCATACTTAATGGATCTAAGTCTGCATGTAGCACAAACTGGAAACCAAAGCTACCAAAGCTAACGGGTCTATACAGTGAAGTAATTCTTACCCCAGTGTTTGCACCGTACTTAGGATCAGCCTGGCCTGCTAGTCCGTCATCAGACCCGTCATCGGTAGACCACTTGAGAACCATGTCATCAAAGTCAGTACCTTCTAGAACCAAAGTGTACACAGGAGCTACACCAGACTCATCGGCGGTATAACCACCTAGAATGAAACAACCTAAGTCATTAGGAGTATCTGTCTGGAATGGTGCGATACCATGTGCATCATCAACGTCAACACCTGTTCGTACATGACGGCCAGCCACATTGTCGGATAAGACAAATTTAAAATGTGAGTGGGCCTGCCATAAATCTTTATACTGAGGTGCTAACATGATAGTCGCAGATATAGAGGTGTCTGCGGTATCATCTATAATAAAGCCAACATAGACTGCCGGGCCTTTCGGTGTAGCAGTAAGTTTACCTTCTTCGCTAGTCGAGAGGTAATATGGTCCTGGTCGGAAGCTTTCGCCGCTTTCAAGAAGTGTGTTAACATCAACATTAGAAGGCAGGTCTAGTTTACCATATAAGGCAACTGTTCCTTTACCTGCACCAGAGATGCTGGTCAGGATACCTACAGCAAATGCAGAATCTTCTGCCATCTGATAAGGTGTTAAGAAATTTTGTGACGAAGCGGCAATCGCCTTAGAGAAGGTGTTACCCTGCTCTACAAATACAAAATCGTACACTACGGGAGGTACTTCAGTGTTTAAGTCTACGTCTGTTATTCTTACAGACTCAAAGGCCTGCTGCCCTGCTAAGTTCTCTAGTTGTTGTCTAAGGAACTCTGTGCGCTCTTTAAGGGCTAATATAGGTCGATTGAGGATATCCTCTTCGACGTCTTCTTCATTTTTATAACCATCTACGGCTGGAAATGTAGGCATGTCGTTACTCCATTATCTAAATATTAAGTCCCAAAATACTGCCAAGTCTGACTGCTGCTGCACCAGTAAGCCACTGGTTCCTGCATCAAGCTGTGCTCTGGCCAGCGGAACGTATGTTGGGGTAGTTGAACCAAGCTTCTTAACGGCTGAGATAAGGACTACCTGAAAAAATCTATCATCGGGGTTCTGTGGTGGCTGTGTTGCATAAGAGCCTCCGGAGAACACAAGGTTAGCTGTAGGGTCACTGATAGCGTTGAGAGTCACTACGTTATGATTGTAACGAGTAGCATCGCCGTCGACCCGGAAAGAGGGGCAGCTACTTATAGGGCTTAGGATCATATTACCACCTAAGGCAGCAACGTCGGAAGCAATGCTATCCCAGGTATGCTGTCTAGTGGCTGAAGGGTTTGCCATCGCGCCGGCTTGTGGTCCGTAGATGAAGCCTAGCTGATTTGGAACAAAGGTAGTATCTCCGCCGATTAGCTTAGCTAATACGTCTGCTCCATTAAATGTGAAAATGTTTTTACCATTGTAGGCCGGGTCTTTGTCTACGACCTTATTCTTAACCCATGAAGCTTTTATACGCCCCTGAGTTCCTAAGTATGATTCCTTTAGCTGCATCGTCTTATCCATTTAGTTTTTAAGTTAGCGTCTCTGTACGTCAGGTTCGTGTCACTACTAACAGCACCGTGTATGTTACCTTCATCCTCTACAATAAAAGCATCATAATAATTTATAACATCCTGACTACTATCGCTTAAGTCATAAGGTAGCTCAGTAATAGCCAGTCTTCCAATCAGTAATAGTAATGTATGAGCAGGTACTATACTCTTCAACCTCGTTAATGCTCGTAAAGAAGTTATACTACTTGGTAGGGAATTGAAGTTTATAGTAACAATTGAGGCATTGGCTTTTAGGAAGTTATCCATGTAATACTTTAATGGATTAATAGAGCCAACAACGCTACCTACATTACCAGCAGGTCCTGTTATGAACTCTGCAAATACTTCGGCTAGGTCTGTGCTGTTAGCCTCTGCTCTATCCCATATCTCCTGCCAGAAGATGTCTGACTTACCAAAGTTAGCTTGGAGGTCAAACCTTATCTTCCAATTACCATTTTCATCAAGACCTTCATAGGTTATAGGGCTGTCTGCCCAATCCACGATGATACCGGAGTCTGCAGAGTAGTTACCGGCTACGCCTTTAGGTAGGTGCAGTGATGGTACATCTGCTACAAAGCTTGATAACGTGATCTTGTCATTTGGTGGGTAGACGAACTTAGTTGTATCCAGGTTCCAATAAACCTTGAGTGCGTCCGTAAGGTAGTCACCTTTAAGAAGAACTGCTCCTGGTATTATATGTGGCATGATCGTGTCTGGAAGCTCTACTAAGTAGGAATGCTTGTCTGTAACGACGTAACTCTCACCATCCTGACCTCCGACGATAGTTTCAACAACTTCACCGTCTTCGTTAATACTTGGTACGTTAATCAAGGTGGCTAAGGCTCTCTTAACCACTTGGATGTCAAAGCCTACAAATTGTAAATCCCACAGAGCGTTTATTTGCTTACGGTATATTTCTGGGTCCTTATCATACCTACCAAGAGGGTAGCCATAATGAGTGTGGGTAAAGTCATCATCTACCAAGGCATTAGAGCCCCACAGAAGAATCTCGTAGTCTTTAGTGCCGTTAGCACCACTAACCTCTCTCACCATATACCTATCAGACTTGAACGGGTCTTTAGTCTTATCAATGAATAAAACGCTACCTTCTACATAGAAGTCTTTACCTGAAACAAGTGTAGCTTCTGCGCTAAATAATTTATTGCTTATAGAGTCGATACCCTTGTCGAAAGGAACATTTGTGTTGATGACATAAGATAGTGTGTCCTTAAGGGCTGCGTTACCACCCACCTTAAATATGTCACCGCCAGTATAATCTCCGTCTAGTTGTGGTCCGATACCTACTACTGGCTGCTGACCTATCTTAAGCGCAACGCCTGTGTTAACTTCGGAAGCCTTGATGACGATAGGTATAAACATCTCCCTATGGTACGCTGGCATGTTTTGCCTGTCTAGGCATAGCACTGTCTCTACGAAATCAAGGTAGGTTTGAGCAGCTGCTAATCCATTACCATTGCTAAACTTAGCTAACAGTTCTGAATCAGCATACAAACGTGTCCAGTAATCTCCTAAGAGATTGAACAGCGTCGTGCCATAAGGCTGTGCATTATCTGAAGGAACTGATTTCATTTATTAAGACTCCGTTGTGGTAATGAATATATCCCGTATGTCCGCGCTGAACATAGCAGTCGTACCGTTTAACAAATATTCCGGAACCGATACATCACTAATATCTAGAGTAGGCCCTGCAATAGGTATGATGTTATTAGCAGCGTCTACAGTCACGGCGGACAGCTCTAGGCTTTTAACGGTAACGATAGGAAAGGTGTGTAACACACTATCAATCTGTGATGGTGTGACAATCTCTCCAAATGTTTTAGAATTAATGTAGTCCACAACCGCCTGTCTTATCGCAGTCGTGTCCAGAGTCTCTCCTGGGGATTCATTGAGTGTAGCTGTTAACGATACCATCACTGGTACGAAAGAACGTACTACATGATCGGCTTTCAAGTTTCTAACTACTTCACTGTCTACATAGGACTGTATCTCTCTAATAAGCTTAGCAACGTATGCTTCGACCTTAAGAGTCAAGGTATCTGGCCATACTGACTGACCGTCTTCGACTATGGCTGGTATATCGGTAACGACTAGAGTCACAGTCTGATAGGCGCTATATGCCGTTTCTACAGAAAGGTTATTAACGTCAAAGTCGTGGTAGCTGCTATCCATACCGGCAGAACCTCTGCTGAATGTAAATGGGTAAGAACCGATTACAGGTAGCTGGTCTGTTAAAGGGGTTGCCGGGGTAATAACATCTGGTGACGTTACAGATCTTATAAATTGTATACCTGCTGCAACATCTGGTGTAAGTGTTACGCTATAAACACCATCTGAAACTTTAGTAGCCGTAGCTAGTATTGTGAGAGTCTCTGGAGCTGTAGATGGTCTTACATAGATATCAACCTTGCCACCCATAGCAGATCCGAAGATATTATGTTTGTCTCTAAGTTGGGCTTCGAAACCAAAGCCTACTGCAGATACCTCCCTGACAGACGGGAATTGTCCTTGAAGAACTGAGCCTATCGACTGTTGCGACTCCATGGACTTCTGCCCTAGGGCTGTCGGTACTCGGGCCAAGAGTTCATCAATAGACTCTTGATCAGCTCCGCCTGTGAAGTTGTTATATGACTCTTGACTGGTAAGCCCTACTACGAGAGCTTCTGTCACTGTCATGGCTATGCCAGAACTTATATTAGTGTTAGAACCTGTGGTGGTGGCGACTACAGGTATTATAACATAGAAGCTCCCCAACAGTGCGTCAGTAGTGTGTGCTGTTATTAATAACTCGTCTAGTCCGGCAGTAAATACTGCAGAGGGTCTAGCTCTGTAGGCTTGAGTAGTAGCATACGCAACCCCGCCTGAAGTAGTAAAGGTGTATCCCTCTGGAACAATAAACCGCTCTTCGTTAGGTACTGTAACAATTACCAACCCAGACGCAGGTGATCCATCTCGTCGGACTACATTGATGTTAGAAAGTATTCCAGCAATTACATCATCATCTGCTAAGTCTGGGTTCTCACTAACCGCTAGTAAAGACTGACTGTTACGCAGGTCTTCGTTAAGTTTCTCATTATAAGCGTTAAGTAGAGACGATTGTCTCACTAATAAATCACGCAGGGCAGTACCTACTCTTAAGTCTACTGAGGGGTTATATTCCCTTATAGCTGCGATGAGTTTAGCTTCTGCAGCATCGAAGTCATCTTGATTGACGTCGCTTAAATTTCTATCTATTGCCATATCAGGCCTCCTTAAATAGCAGGGAGAACGTATACATAATCGTCTCCAGCCAAACTTGTTAATCTAACCTTAAGGTAAATTCGTCCTTGGAATTTATCGACTTCAAAGTCAATGAGGGTTGCAGTTTGTATACGCTCATCATCTGGAGGCGTGTCACCAAAAGCTGGATCAACGTCGTCTAGCCGCATCTGCCTCGTTGTTTGAAAGTTAGCTATGTTAAAAAAATGTGTTAAGTTCGCGCCATTGGCTATCTGCCCTGTCGTCGCTGGTTCTATAAAGTCAGAACCCTGCCCTGCTGAGAAGCCTACAGAACCTTTTTGTGTGAGGAATAAGGTAGCATACCGCTGTGCAAGTTTCTGGATACCAGTGATTCTCCTAGAAAGGTTATTGTCTCTAACAGAAAGACTTAGCTCCCTAACCCCTACAGTTCCGTCTGCGGTCTGTAAAGATTCTAGATCTACGGTTCTTCCACTATAGTCTGTCGTAATAGCAACGGGCATTAGCCACCTCCGAGAGCCTGCTCAGCCCATGCTTCTAATCTTTCTAAAATAACTACAGCTTCCTTACGCTCGTTTACAGCATACCTTTGAAAATTTATGCTGGCAAACTCTTTATCTTCTGTATCGTGTACAAACTTACGTCGTAAAGATCCTTTGATAGCATTAACAACTTGGAGAGACAGTTCTTGTGCATTATTCTTGGCGAAGTCTCTGCCGCCGCTACCATCGATGGCTTCTGTAATGCTCTTTGCAAGTTTCTCACTAAGGTCATCAGAGTCGGCCACTTCGTTAAGTAACGCAGAATAGCTATCGTAGTCACTAGTAGACCAACGCTTAACAGACTTATTCATAGCTGCGTCGGCATTGTCTTCATGGACTTTCTTTAACCACTTTACTACATCCTTAATCTCAGACACGATCTCTTGCCTCCAGTATCCTATTACTTATATCAGCACTACGCTGACTTACCAGCCCAGGACTCACTCCTAACCTCTTGGCTACGCCTTGGTTATCCAACGCAGGAGCGGCGTTTATACCGGTCTTTAGGTCGTAGATCATCTGGTCTCTTGAGTCTAAGGAATTGTACACAGTATCGACGGCTGCGTCTATACGTCCGTCCCTGCCGCTATCTACTGCAAGGTCTGAAACGTTTGTCTCTGCATCTGTTTTGACCGTGCCTTCATAAACAACGGCTTTAGACATAGCTCTAAGGTTTTTAACTCGATCGGTAGATATTCCTATCTCGTCGGCCAGTTGACCGTCATTAGGCTCTTCGCCTGTTTCCGCTTTGATCTCCTCAACTCTTCTGTTAAGAAGGGCTGCCTGCTGCTGTGCTTGCTCGGGTACGTGGACAGCGTTACCTAGTTCGCGGTTATATCGCTTAAGAGGCTGCATGTTAGTGACGACCCAAGACTTAAGTTTTGCCTTAGACGTGGGGTCATAGTTCTTAACTGCTTTGATTGTAAGTAGTTTAGCACGTTGTCTTAGTAATTGTTTAGGTCCGCTGAACTGTTGGATCTCAGAGTTAACAGCTGGACTCAACGCCTTTATAATTGCAGCCATTGACCTTGGGTTTGGATCTTCTAGCCATGTCGCATACGCATTATCAACTTCACTCATTATTAATCTCCAGATACATTAAATTTAGCTATAGCATTATATAGAAGGTTAGGAATACCTCCTGAGACATCTCCTGCTGTGATCTTAGCAGACGGGTATCCTTCTGGTGGCCTTACATGTGTACCATAGTATTCTGTTCCGGCCTTACTAGAACTTGGTGATACAATATGCTTAATAGCCTTAACATTAAAGTAGAATAACGCTTTACCTGTCTGCCTACTCTTAACTTCTACATTGTCGCCAGTATAGATGCTAGACCACTCAGTTCCGATGTTTAGCTTGGTGCTTATGTTGCAGGTCTTGCCTACTCCGAAGTATTCTCTAAACCTATTCAAGGCCCATACTTTTGCAGCCTTCTCAAAGTCCTCAGCAATATCATCGGTGTCTCCAGTACTGATAGGAGCCTCTATGCTATAATTCTTCCTGTCTGCTGGGTCAAATCTATCGTAGTCCTGTACTGCAAACTCTGGGTAAGATAGTAACCATCCTGGCAAGGAGTCATAAGGTATTGCACCTACTTGGCCTTCTAGTGCTGGGTCAATATAGAACGCGCATGAATCTTTTCTTTTTTCGTTCTCTCCGTCAGGGCCAGGAGCTTCTACGTCCCAAGTAGCTCCATCCTTCTTAGATGGGTATGGTATTACTAAACCAGCAAGCGGTAGGTCGTCTATCGCTGGTAAGGATATCTGAGCTATCTCATCATCATAAATAGTCGCAGTAGCTAATCCCCATGGTACCTCAGGAGAAAGCATTACAGGCTTATCATTAAACCCACCATCCATACCTACTCCGTAAAGTCCTTGTGTAAAAGCCTTTATAGTGTTTAACGGACTGTGGTTACCCTCTGTCGCCTTGAATACCTCATGCCAGATGGCAGTATCGAAGTACTTACTAAGCTTTTCTGTAAGGTCTATCTCTGACCCTTTAAAGAATGGCAGGTCGTCTCCGCCTTTATTATTCCATTCAAGTTTATCGTCTAGAGCAGACACCGCTCTTTTAACTCTTCCTTTAAGCTTTTCCCAATCAGCCTTTTCTATGCCTTTTACAGACAAGACGTCACTACCTACAGTCTCTAGGTATTTTTCTAGAGTCTTAACTACTTTATCTTTAATGTTAGAGCCGCCATCTATCTTAGCTGGTTCTTTGACGTCCTTAGCATTGAAGAGGTTCGTATGGGTGACGTCTGCCATGATAAGTGGATGACTAACTGTTATACTGATAGCATAGCCACCAGAAGCTCCCATCTGAGTACTACCTACTCCAGAGATTATCCACTCCTTAACTTCCATAGTCTGGGTAACACCGTTGAGGTTACCCTCTTGTAACTTAAAGGATACTGGCTGCTCATAGTCATAGATATACTTACTTAAAGATGCTCGCACCTCTTGGATCTCTGCTAGGTCGGGTTTTCTTATGCTGCCTGTGTCAGACCCGCTGACAGGCTTGCCATCGATAACTAAAACAAAGTATGGTATGGCGTTATGCGTGGCAATCATCTCTACAGCAGCTACTGGGTAGTCGTCTCCATCTATAGTTACCGTTATGTTGTCTCCCGCACTTTCTTTAAAGAACTGGAACACATCATCGCTAGCTTCATTGTTCTCAGACCCACTCTGGGAATCCGAGCTATTCTTTGGGGTTCCCGCACTTCCGTTGACAGCCACGCCTGGTACTGCCGACCCACTAGCAAAAAGGCTACGGGCTGTAGCTATAGGAACTACTGGTACTGACCAGCCGTCTATATTAGTATATGGACCAACCTCGTTACGCATATAAGTTAGCGCCTCGTCTGTAACCTCGGAGGTGTCTCCTGAGGCGGACAAGGATAGTTCATACATTTCTTGAAGGTTCTCAACAACAAAATCAGCCATTACGTATTCCTTCCAACTGATAGATATAACCAATGACAGCTACACAGGCTCTGTCCTCATCACGAGTGCTGGAGTCCCATATCTCTTTTAAGTCTTCTAACTGCTTCGTGTAGCCTGGGACTAACTTGAACAGTCCTGACTTACCCGAGCCGGCTAAAGGGCTAGCGCTTAACACTGTTGCTTTTATTTTAGAGGCTAGGTTTACTTTATTGTTATTTATATTCTTACGTCCTAACGGCTTATAGGTAATTCTTTTATCTATAGCCAAGACATATGATTCTCTATCTGCCTGATGTAGTAACCCTAGCCAAGAGTCTACAGTAGGCTCTAGGGTTTGTAAGTTTTCACCATCACCTAACGCCTGCTGCCTGAACCGCTGTAGATACAACGGTATGGTTATCGCACCATAGGTTTCTGGTATGTATATTTCGCTGTTAGGTATCTGTGCATTTAATAAAAGTGTTCTTGCATGATTTATCATTGGTTAGCCTCCGGCAGGTATGCTAATGTTAGCGCAAAACCTTGTAGTCCATACTCTGGCGACTGTGTGGTGGAAGTTAATGATCCCACAAGACCTTGTATAGACTTCTTACCTACTGTTAAGACTGCAAAGTCTAATGACTTAGAAACTCGGGCTTCGTTATACCCATCTATCATAATCTCCCAAGGTCCTTGGCCAGCTCCTGCGCCGCCTCCACCGCCGCCAGCCTCTACACCACCTTCGATGAATCCCATAAAGTTCACAGACATAATACCTACGTCACCTCCGAAGGTGTATGTGTAGATACGGTCATTAAAACATTTAAGGAACTGAGTGTTCTCTTTAAACTCTGTTTTGACTGATGTTACAATCAACGGCCAAGTAGGGTCTTGCTTAGTTATTAAGTTACCGCCTGGTAACGTGAGCAATGCTCCTTTGCTGTTACCACCGTCAAAGGTAAAAGCCATAAAGCAGCCTCTAGGGCTACTCTCGTCTGTTCCAAATATTACTGGCATAATTCCTCCATTACCCGCCGCTGCCACTTTCGACCATAGGTGGGTCGGATGGCTTAACTTCTTCAGGGTTGATTATTTTAACCTTCAGGACACCGCCTTCGCCGTAGGTGTCGAGGTTGGCTTTTTGGCCGTCAGTTACTGCGGCGGCTAGTTCTTGTATACCACTAAGAATCTTTTCTGCATTATTCTTATCTCCAGCAAGACTCTCGCTTGCTTTCATATCGTCAGTAGCGGCGTCTGATATGTCTTTACTCTTGCCCGCCTGTTTACCTACTGCGTTGGAAAGTTTATTCCTGCTGGCGTATGTTTTATGATCTATAAAGCCACGGTCCCCACTTAGGGTTACGTCTCTTAGATACATGTTAGTCATGCGGCCTGCTTCTGCCGATGTCTGTTTTCTAAATATATCCTCTTGTCGAGTGTCTCCACCGAAGTGTTCGCCTATAATACCCTCGATCTTTTGTTGACGTTCTTCTTTATCGTCTATATCCATTATCTCGGCCATCTGGTCCTTTGATATAGCTTTGCGGGCTACAAGACTGTCTAGCTGAGTATAGGCGCCTAGCTTGCCAGACTTTTGAACCTTTTTAAAGTATTTCCTAGCCCGACGCTTGGTGAACCCAGCGTCTGCTACATCGGAAATGTTGTCGGCCCGTGCTTCAGATATACCCACCTTTCCGGACCTAATAGCACCTCTGACGTCTGAGACGCTATCTCCGGAAACCCCTTTGATAGAGACTAAGTCGTCTGCAAGAGTACTATCTATCTCGGCAAGCTTTTCTTTTAGTTGGTCATCTGTTAGGTCGCCTCTTTGATGTTTCTGGCGTTGTATAGTCTTCTCATTCTCGGCTTGGTTCCCAGCGCCTATAGCTAAATCTTTTTTATAGTCAGCTATTTTATTCTCGTCGGTATACTCATCTTCTTCGACACCAGTAATTCTGCGAATTTTACGCATATCATTGAGCCGTCGTTTGGTGCCCATCTCCTGCATCCTAGTGGCTTGTTGTGCGGAACCTCCTAACGCAATATTACGAACACGTTGTGTTGAGTATCCTGCGTTGGCTTTTTGGAATTCGGCAACGTTACCTCCAAACTGATTCTTAATCGCCCCTTCATTCATCCACCCTATAGTATTCTCGAAAAGGACTTTATCTGACATTATCTTATCAACGTCCTTAATAGTACGTCTGGCTATGTCGGAAGCTCCTCGGGTGTTACCGGAGCGTTGGGCCTGTTGGAATATGTTATAGTCCTCTTTACTAACTTCTCCGGACATCATACCGGCTTGCATTAGCTTAGCTAACTGCCCTGCGTCAGAGTCGACGTCTTTAATAAGCGTTCTAGTCATGTTACGTGACATAGCTGCTTGCGTCTTTCCTGGAAGACCTGCTGTTGCATGATCTACTAACGACCCAATAGCATTTGCAGTGACTTCCATATCACCACTAATAGACCCTGTACCATCGTAGGTTAAGTTGACACCGCGAGAGTCTCTAGCTTTATTTAACGATACTAGAGTGTTCTTAATGACCTCTCTAGACTTGACCATGTTCTTAACATCTTTATTAAGAACTCTAGCCTCTGCAGAAATCTGCTGTAGTATTTTACCGGAGGCATCATCGTTAGACCCTAGGCTGGAGCCGAGTAGTTGCTGTGTCTGCTGCTGTAGGGAATTAACGTCACCCTCTCCAAAGACGTTTCTAGCTGCCGCAAGTTTACCTAGTCGCTGACTTACTACGTCTTTATTCTGCTCGTCTGATCTTTTGCTGCCGTCTCGGTTTGTCCAGCTTACCCCGCCTTCGTAACCAAGTTGGCTAACTACATCAGCGACCTCTTCTATCTTAAACCCTCTAGTGAAGCTCTTGTTAACCTTTGTAGCGTCACCACCTACGTATGCTGAGTCTAGTATACTCTTGCCAAAACTTTTAGCCCGCTGTACATGCTGCTGGTGGAATGCCATCTGCTTCTGCCAACTATTAGCACCAGGTGCATTAGTTAAGTCACCACCACCGGCAATGCTGGTAGCTCCTCCAATCATCCTACGAGAGAATTCGTCGAGGTTACCCCCAGTCGCCTGCTTTACAAAATCAAATTGGCTTAAGTAAGAGTTAGCCATGTTATCGTAACCACTTGCAGTACTGGCGATGTTTCCAGCCTCTCCTCCTGTATTACGTAGCGAATTTATTATGTTGATATGACCCACGAGGTCTTCATGGGCCTTTTGATTGCGTTGGCTTCCTCCGTTAACTACAAACATAGTATCGGAAGGGCGCTGCCCCATAACAAAGCCAGGAGACTGAGACATACCCATCATGTTGGTGCCCATCTGGTAGGCTGTGTTAACCATCCAGTTAGAGCTTACGGCGTTAGGGGTATACTGGGTGTTATATGGGGATTGCGCCACAGTTATTCTCCAACCTTCTTATGGTCATAAACAGGTGGAGGTTCGGTAGAGTTGTCTCTCTTATCGAAGGCCACGTTCTCGTGGTAGTCCTTGACGGCTCTTTCTCTTTCCATCTTCTTCATGTCCTCTTTAGTGGCTCCTCCTGTTAAGTAAGGAATCGTTTCTAACAAGCTATAGTAGGCATCTATAGCTACACCCATAGCTTTATCATAATCTATAGTCGGGTGAGTGGCTCCTGCCATCAAACCCGTGTACTTCTGTCCTCGTACTTCACGAAGGATGTCGCTCTCGATAACCTCACATACCGTAGCGTAGAACTTTCCCGAGTGTCTATGTTTTTCGGAATCTCTAGTAGGTATTCCCCGAAGGCGAGCCCGAAGGCCGAGGTTTAACCTTCGGGATTCCAAAAATCCTGATTATTAGCATTCTCTACCATTGTCCAATATTTATACTCAAATTTCAGTATCTCTGCGAAGATAGCTGCTTCAAGTCCTGTTTGCATACCTTGCCAAGCGGTTTCTGCTTCTTCATACCACTTAGGTGCTTCGGCTGCTTTGTCATCCAACATGAACGACTTAAAAGTTGCTTGTGCCAAGAAAGGCCCTTTAGCCTCTGGGTACTCTGTAGCGTTTAACCGCTGTATCTGAAACCTCATAGTAGCTCTTCTGAAAACAGCTGCATAGTCTGAGTCGGATAGGATCTCTCCCATAGTAACTCTTCTTTGAGATTCGTAGATAAGTGCTCTACTTTCGTCAGAGGTTCTGCTTCTTAAGGTGCCGGTAACTTTTCCACCAAATATGGTAAACTCTCTGGTGAATCGTTTGTTATCTATAAGGCAGTTTAGAAACTCGTCACGATCGTCTTCTGTAATCTCTACCTCGTCATAGTTTATAGTAATACCTAAATCGGCACCAGACTTATGTAAGTTCAACCTTGCGGCGTTAGTCGGTGCAGCTTCATCTGATCCTGCGCCCATGATGGGGTCGTCTTTAGCACTGTCTACTACAGGTACTGAGCTACTTAGTTCTGCGTCGCCTTTTTTCTTAGGCTGAGAGAATTCTGCAAAATCTCCACTACCGAGGCTTTCGCCGTCACCTAGCTTCTTGCTAATCTTATCTTTTACACTGTCTGACATAATGGTCTACCTTTTCGTTACTTTGTATTCGTTTAAGGAAGTCTTCTGAAACTGTGGTTCGTTTGTCATAGACTCACGGTTCTTCATCTTTCCATTCTCATCGACGTTTTCTTCGCCGCTGGTTAGGACAATATATACGTTACTGTTAATTTTGTCTTTACCCGGAAATGGCATTGTTCCATTAACTTCAATCTCTTGCCAGGAATCACTAGAGGTGAGGCCGGCATCTGTCAGTGCCATAGGGCTCTTATCTATAAGTATCTGCCATGAAAGTTGATATAGTTCAAAGTCATTGGTAGCATACTCGTCAGAGCTTCTGAACGTGAACTTTATAGGATCACGTTGTCCTTCTTCAAAAGTACTTAACCAAGACCTGCTATCAAAGGAGAAGGCCTTCTCTTGCCTACTGGCTCCTACTAGCTGTGGTGTGGAAACATCGTCACCTGCTTTAGTTAGTGGCACCCAATACTCGCCACCGTCACCGATAGCTGCGCCAGACTCACCACCTAAGAAAGCGTTACCAGATGCAGCTAGAGCTGCTTGTGTGTCAGTTAGCTGTAAGTACGCTCCACCAGTAGCTGCTAGGATGCGGTCGCCAATAGCTCTCACGACGTCACCTACAATACGGACACCTTTAGCGGCACCCTTCACAGCTTCTATGCCAATACCTCTAATACCAGACAAGAGTACTTCCTGCCCCCATAGAAAGATAGAGCTTTCTGCTGCCTTAAGGACAATACCAGAACTATTAACTGCCTCACCGTCAGTTCCGTCTGAAAAGCCATGGCCAGACTGCTCTCCTGCTGACTCTAGTAGTATTCCGCCATTAGAGAAACTATGTAGGTTCTTCTCAGCCTTAAGTCGTACATCCTTATCTGTAGCTGTGATGTCTACGCTATTCTTGGCTTTAATGACAACATCGTCACCGCCTAATATATTTACGTTAGTTCCGGGCATTAAAGTTAAAGCACCTGCTCCACCAAGCTGCATTCCGCCTTTACCATCAAGGACTAGCTGTGTTCCAGCTGCATCCATAATAGTAACAGACCCGTCTGGGTTTATATACACACCAGCTCTAAGTTCTTTCTTATCCTGGAACTCTTCTGTAGACTCCTTACCATTGGATAACGTGTCGTACTTATCCTTAGGAGTTTCTAGGTCATCTGCTTCGGGTACATACCAATCCTTTTCTTGCTCGTCAAATCTTTGGTAACTATTCTTTCTAGACCATGCAGTCATATCTCTTACAAGTAAATGAGTACCTCCCTTAAATGCTGGGGGTATCTTATAAGGTTCCTTCTCTTCTCCGATCTCACCGTCTTCTGTCTTGTCGCCTGACGGGTCCCAAGGTTCTTTAAGCTTCTTAGGTATAGGGATGATATCGTCACGAGTAAACGCCATACCTGCTGCAGAGGTAACGCCTAGATGCCCGCTGTCTGCGATGTTAAGATGAAAAAGTCCTTGATGCTTTGCTTTCCTTGAATACTTCTCATCACCCTCTTCAGGGTTGGCAACAAACATCTGTAGCAATCCTAGGTGTCCGAAGAACATCTGGAAACGACGTTTTAGGGTAGCCTCTGCCTCTTTGGGTTTGATGTTTAAATCTTTATAGTCATTGCTAATATCGTCCGACTCTTCGAAAACCTCTTCACCGATGTCGTCCTTGCCAGAAACTTCATGCTGCCTAGAAGATCCGCATATCTCTACAGATATATTACCACCATCATTATAGATGTGTTGCTCTCCGAAAGAAGAGAAATGCTGGTACTGGCCGCTTCTGAGTCTTAATAGGTCGTCGAGGGTATGCACTTCAATCGCACATTGCTGCGACCCTCGCATAGTGGCAGTCATTCCCATAATACCTAGGAAGACTCCGTGATCGTTTATCTTACCCCAGTCCCCTGGGTTTACATCAAAAGGTCTTCCATTGTTAGCGAATATCTTTTGTTTGAAATCTCTATTTTTCAACATCTCTTGGTAGTACTGACTACTCCACATAGCTGTGCCAGACTCGGGGTCTGCTGAGAACTGTCTAGGTGTTATTTCTTGTTTACCCTTAGCATGGGTAGGTAGGGCACACAGTATAACACCATTCTGTGCTCCAGGGGCGTCAGTCCATAATATTACCGGAGTTCCTGACGACAGTGTTGCTAAGTCCTTCACACCTACAATATTGGAAACCATACTAGCTGCAGACTTACATGTGATAGTCTCGCCTTTGTCGGTTTCTACAGAATAAGAGAATTGACCTTGTAGTGCTCTGGTGATGATTCCTTGCTTGAACTCACCACGACATCCTTTAGGACCGCCTTTAGTACCGGTAGAATTTTTAAAATTGTCATTGTAAAGCTTACTGGGCATATAGCTGATCCTTTAAAAAAGAAACCGGTAACCACTCATGAGCGGTTACCGGTCGTTAATAACTTAAGTTCGGTAACTTATGCCACTTCTAGGTGAGCGAAACGCCAACCTATATTTTCCATGACACGCGCGTCTGCAACGTTAGCAGAGAACCCGATAGTAGTAATAACACAGCCATCCATGGATATGTTAACACCTTCCAGCTCGTTGTTATCACAAGAACCGCCTCGGACGTTCAAGTTAAACATTGCGCCACCTTCACAAATATCAAAGGCTTCCTGTGGGAATAAACCTTGACGACCTGTGGAAGCTGGTGCTGGTCCGATTACTCGGGAGATAGTGCCAGAACCTTGCGGTCGACCCTTCACCCAGTAAAGCGCGTTAGAACCTAATTCAAATACTTCTTGTACTTGCTGGCCGTAGTTAACGGCCCAGTTTTGTACAAGGTAACCACCGGCGTTGGCCGCTAAGCCCGCGCCGCCTGTGGCGAAGTCCAATCTAGTATTCTCCGAAGAGAACACCTGCTTAGCTTTCGCCCCTCTGTTATAACCAAATATATCAGCCATTGTTAATACCTCTCCTTATACTACTAAGTGTAGTTCGATTACGTTAAGCGGCGCTGGTAAGTTCAGGTTCACATTGGCGATAATCGTATCAGCGAGCGTTGGGTGCTGCTGAATGAGAACTATCTCACTGTTTTCCTTAATGACCTGCGGGCTAAGAAGACCTACACCTGTAAATGAACTCAAGAAGTTGATACCAGACAGAATCTCTGTGCGGAGGTGGTCAACAAGTGCTGGAGTTACGTTATACTTACCAATGTAAGGGGACAGTTTGTTAGCGAAGTAGTAACTGATGGAGTCAAAGTTTTTAACCATTGACAATTCAGTCTTAGCAAGAACACCGCTACGTTGGTTGGTAGAGATCTGGTGACGGATAAATACCGGACCACCTGGTAGCTCTTGAGCTACGATCAATGTACCACCCTCGGCCATAGTGTTAAGGTCATCTTCACTAAAGATGCTGTAGATAGCTGGAACGTCATCGAACCCTGCTACTTCAGTGTTTGTTAACCCTTGCTGAGGAACTACTGAGCTTGCTAACCCGGCTACACCCGCTGCTGCGAAGTATCCTGGTTCTGCAACGCCTTCGTTAAACAGTACGTCTGGGTAAACTGCATACATTCTTCTGTCGGCGTAAGCTGCGGAAGTTTCTGCAAGTTTAGAAGCCTGCTCACTTGTGCTTAGAGGATGGTAAATTTCCATCTTCACTGCAGTTGTGATCGCGGCTGGCTGGGCGGCATCGAGGTAAAGAACCTGATTACTTTCCAATTCTGCTACGACAGCTGACGTGTGAGTCTCGTTACCCCAAGCATCGATATCGAAGTTGAAACGAATTTCATCGCCAACTGCAACAGTACCTAGTAGGTTTGCGAACTCTGTGAACTCAACTCTTGTGTATTGAGTACCGACAGCTCGTGTATCGTCAGTGATAGTAGCGTTCCACACTCCATTAGTAGGATGGTTACCACCCCAAAGGATTGCGTTTTCGAAGCTGGTCTCAGCTGCGAGGAATGCTATTCTCCATCTCTTACGATTTTCTGTGGACATCTCGTCAACATGCGCATCAACCAATCCGTGGATTGTATCGTCGAACGTAAGAGGTACGAGACTGTAAAGCTTATCAGAAAGAGTAGCTTTACTTAGGACCTTAGAGTATCCAGCAACATCATCAGATTCAACTCCCATGAAATACACGGTAGCATCTGCACTGTTCTGTAGTGCTTTGTAAACACCTAGAGCTAGTGGGTTGTCTGGAACAATTGGACCGAGTGAACTGACCACATCGTCAATGTTAGATATAGAGAAGATTGAGCTAGTATACTCTCTGAGTAATGCTCTGTACTCTACATAAAGTGAACCTTGCCATAATTCAAGGTAAGGCATAGAACTGTCACTTGGGTCTACCCATCTGCTATCCTGGAGTGTTATTCCAGAGTTAGATGTCAAGCTTGCTGCAATACCTTGCCAGTTAAAGAAACCAGCGGCTACGTTAGGATCACGCTGCTCACTTGGGATAGTGACTGAGTTGCTAAACAAGAACAGGTCGATAGCGAAAAGGTCAGGTATTGGTACCGGAACTCCTGCTGAGTCGATTGCAGCTGCGACGTTATCAGAAACAGGCTCACTAAGAACAAGAGTCTTAAGAGGTCCGTTTGCTTTTGCAGTAGCTTCAATAGTCCAGACGTCGCCTAAGCTTAGTCCGCCGTTAATGTCGATTCCACCGTTAGAGTTGGTGTTAGAAGGGAATTCAACAGTTACGCCGTTAAGTCCGACGTTAATGATGTCACCATCTGCAACTACAACGTTAGTCTGCTGATCGATACCTGCAGAGTCTGTAATCTTAAGCTTAGGTCTTGAGAGTCTCAAGTCTAGAACGAAAGTCTCACCTACAGCGAAGGCTGGGTTAACAGCGCCACCATCAGTAAGAGTGATTGCAAGTCCTTTGATACCGACGTCTACAGATGTAGCGAAGGCTGGGAAGGAAATACCGTTCTGGTTATCACCAGCGTTAGACTCAAGAGCGAACTCAGTCGAAACAAGGTTACCACCTGCTTTAGTAACAACTAGACGATACTCGTCATCAAGATCACCACCAGTCCACTGAGAGATGTCGACTACTGCTGCGATAACCGTAGAGGCTGTCGGAGTTGATAGTGCGGTATCTACTGTAGAGTAGTTAGTTGGTGTTCCTGCAGAAGTGAGGTCGTTAGCTAGGTTGTTAGACGTAACTGTGATCTCAGTACCAGAGACAGTCTCGATTGCCTGAGCATCAAGAGAACTTCCTTGGATAGCTGCTAGTAAGTTAGTTAGTGTGTCTGCGGCAGTTCCACCGATAACTACAGCAACGTTAGTACCAGAAACAGTAGCATTGTTATCGAACTCGAAGACAACACTGTTAAACCCATCATTTAATGTGAGGGTTTCTGTATCAGCAGGCTGACCTGCAGAAGTAATAACTGTATTAGCGTAGACAGCGTTATGGCCTCTACCGAAGTAGTTAACACCTGGCTGAGCAACAACTGTTCTATCGAAAAGTCCGCCACGAACAACTTCTAGTCTGTAAGTAGTATCTTGCTGACCAGAGTAAGAACCCTCGACAATAAGATTGTTAACAGCGTTAACTGGGGTAAGGACTCCAGATACTTCATAACTGTCACCAGCTTTGAATTCTCTGTCAGGTCCACCGCCTGATCCAGAAGTATCACCTGTAGCGTCAAAGGCGAGAACCATGTTGCTACCGATATAGATACTACCATCAGGGTAGTTAGCATCTGCAACTATTGGAACACCTGTACGGTTGTACGTTCCTGAAGCATTAGAGACGTTAGCAGTGACATTACCACTAGTGGCAACTCCGCCTGCTACGATCGTAACTGTGATGTCTAGATCGCTTACACCTTGTGATTGATCTCCGAAAGCGTCATCGTAAGTAGCAGTCTGATCGAGAAGATAGATTGCTGCGTTACCGCCTACAAGAAGTCCAGTGTTCTGATTATCACCACCACCAGCTAGGACGGAAGAATCACCAGCACTTAAATCTGTGCTTAGTTGGTTCTCTGCGTTGTCGTCGGCAGGTGTTTGGTCAGAAACTGTAGCGTTAAGGATGTCTGGCTCGAAACCAACAACTGTGCTGAAGACTTCTTCAGGGACACCTGTGCTGACTGGAGTTACGACGTGACGTATTCTGTCACCGACTTCGACGTCTTTGAAAAGACCAGCTGAACGGTTGAACCCATTCTCAGTCTTAAAGATAATTGAGTTAGCGAATACTGTGTAGAACGCATAATCATCTAAGATGTTAGTAGTGGCAGCAACAAGGTCTGCAGCGTCTTGGTCTTCTACAGTAGTAACTGCATCGAGTCCGTCGCCAGAGATATCACTTACTTCCCAATCTTCGAGAATGTCTGTAACTGCAACAACAGCAGCTCTAGCCGCAGCGACTGAGTCACCACCGCCGCCAATGTCGAAGCTGACAGAGAGTTCATTGCTTGTTCCTGGGTTATATGTAACCGAGAGTGCTGCATCTGCTACCGTTACTCTAAGAGCGTCGGCTGCTTCTGCATCTGCAATGTGTGAAGGTATTCTGCTCTTCAACTGTGTAAGTGTGAAGCTTGATGAAGCACCTGCCACGACAATCTGTCTTGGAGCGTTAACTGCCAATCCAGTAAGGTCAAAGTCTAAAGCGACTCCGTCCGGGCCTTCTACAACCTTGTTAGCTAACGTAGCATCTGCAGGAACTGCAATAGATCCTTTAAGTCCGTCAGTCGTAATATAATTTAATTCACCGGCTGCTGAGCCGATAATGAAACTTTCTGCAGGATAGACGTAATAGCTCTCCGGAAGATTTGCGCCACCATTGTGAACACCACTGACTGTGACGTCAATGTTACCCGCAGAGGTAGTAGCACCTATTCTTGGAGCAGCTCTAAGCTTATTCCGTACACTAGCACTTGTAAGAACCAACGGGTTAACCGCTGACTCAGCAAAGCTGATATACTTTAAAAGCGCATCGTCTGCGTAAAGTTTGGTGAAAGATTGGTCAACGACAGACAATGCCGGCTGATTAGGCCACAAGTAATCTGTGTCGTTATCTTTATCATAATCCCCTAAGCTAACTAAAGCTTTCTCAGAGGATTCTGCGTATCTAAAGAGTTGATAGTGCGGTCCGAATACGAACGCGTTCAGGTTCTGAACGACAGCTTCCGGAGCGGCTTGAAACTCTTGAAATACTTTAACTTGTGGCTTTACATAAGTCACTGTACTGTCTCCTTAGTTTATTGTACCATTTTGAATCTTTGGTCTAAACCAGATTTCATCTTAATAGACATTTGTTTAAGTTTAGGTGATTCCTGCTTATTACCAAAGAATTCCTGGAACCTGAACTGCGATCTAACACCGGCTTCCCACTCACGTGGTTGGTCTTTACGCTGCCTTGGTTTAAATATATCAGTCACATCAAATTTTTCAAAACATAAGTCCCTCTTAATCATCTCCGCAAAAGAGTCAACCATATCTAACGTAGACGCCTGATATGAAAGAACTTGCGATTTTGATTTTCCAATGTGATTGAATGTTACAGTCCCGTTAACTACACGAGCCTGATATTGTATACCTTCCTCTAGATTATAGCCGGCATTATCACCTAAGCCTTGCACACCTTGAGTTGAGTATTTTAAATCCCCTAAGGCAACGATCACCATAGGGTATGGGTTGTTTTCTGAGTCTTCCCAGGTGCTATCCACGTCTATATATGGAGAGCCTTTCGTTTTACCGGAAGGGTCCCATGGTTTAGTGTGGTGTAACAGGTTATCCTCAAAACTGTACATGGCGCGGAGTATCTCCAGGAATCCTCCCTCAAGAACTACTGGGTCGCGGCGCATCTGAAAGTAGGTAGCAATAGTTTCCAACGGCTTAACCTGCGTAGGGTCTTTAAGCCGTGATTCTGCCTGCTGATCTTCCAGGTTAAGTCTTTCTACTGATTTGCTCATTATATACCTACGCTATATCTTATATCCGAAGTCTCCAGCTCATTGGCTGTTATTTCTTGGATTACGGCAATCCTTCTTAATTCAGTTAAGTTACTGATTATGTTAGCAATATAACGTAGGTTATTAGTCGTGTCCACTATCATATCGTCACGAAGTAATAAAGGACTGCCAACTAATCTTATCTTATGTCCTCTATCGTCTTCTACGAAAGCGCCATCTTTGGCATGCTTCTTATGTATAGTTCTTACGCTAAAAGTTCCGAATGCAGGGAAAGGCCCGTACCAACCATCGAGGAATCCAGTTCCACCACAGACCTCACAGGTAGGGTCCATAACCTTCTTAGTGATAGGGTCTAAGCATTCTGTACACTCTTCACCCTTATGCATCTTCTTGAAAATGTTTATCTCAACGCCAGCAAGCCCTCTCATCTGTAGGACTTCTTTACGCATGATTTCTTTAGAGTAGGCATACGCCTTTAACTCTTGACCACCAAAGGCTGTCTGTACATCAGAGTAGCATACGTCGTTGTCTTCCCCGAAGGTTGCTTTAACCCTGAAGAATAAATTGTTATTTTTATTTTTACGGTTACGGCATTCTTCTGCCCAAGTGTAACCCTCTACAGCGGGGGAGTGATCTTCCCAATCGCTTAGGCCTGTTGGAGAGTACTGTACGTTAAACACCAAAGGCTGAGGAACCTCAGCCTGCTTTTTAAGTAACCATCCGAAAGTAAAACCACCATAGTAATTCGGAAATATGTCAAATTGTTGAAAGATATCGCAGGTGACTTCTGGCATTAAGTCCACCCCCATCCGCCTTCGATGTTAAGTTCGATCTTCTTATCATGAATGAACTGACCATACTCTGCGGATAGTTTAGCAGCGGCAGCATCATATGCCGGAGCTTTATCTTGATCGTTAATAGCACCACCTGGTACGTTATAGTTTAGGTGGTTCCTACGGTAGCGATGCCCTGCTATTGTTAGCAGGTTAGCTACAGTGCCTCTTAGTAGGTTCCAGCGCCATGGGAATGTGGCAACGCTATACCGAGCGACGAAAGGAGGTGTCTCATTCCATCGGTCCACAGCAAAGGTCTGCGCTGTACGGATCTCTTCAGGGCTGAACTCTAAGTCAAGTAACAACGTGTTCGCTTCCGGATCTGTATCACGTAACCAGATTCTTATATCCATTTCGGATATGAACCCAGGATTTCCTTGCGGTGTGTCAGCCATTACTAATACCCCTTATAGATTATAAATGTCTTTAGCGTTGTCGTGTCTACGCTTCATTAAGTCTTTCAGGTAATTAGCTATATATGCGTCTCTAGAACCTTCAGACATACTTTGCGTCTGCTCTAACATCCGTTCTAGATCTACCTGACTGTCTGACTTTTGTACGTCTTCAATAGTATCCTTTAGAGCTAGTCCGCCTAACGCACCTGCTCCGCCTAGGCCTAACGTACCTAAGGTTTTAAGACTGCCGCCTAAACCTGCTTTTTTAAGCAGGGATTGTGCGACAGAGGGTGCCACCCCTCTCTCTTCGGCTCTGTGCATGAATCCTTGTAACCAATGTTCATCCATAATAGTACCTTACATTCCTGCGCCAGAGTAGATGTCCTTCATACCGTAGAAGTTTCTACCGCCGCCGCCTTTGTCCTTACCAAAGCCATAAGTGTCTCTAGCTGCGTTAAAGTCACGTTGAGCTTTTTGTTTAAGCATCATCTGCATTTGGCGCATCTTGGATGATTCGCTACCACCGCCTTCCATGATACTTTGCATAGCAAGTTCGTCTTCACCTTTACTAAGGTTCTCAATACCTTCTTGAGCTTTACCAAGGCCATACATGCCTGCACCGCCTAGTCCTAGTGTACCCATAGTTTTGAGGCCGCTTCCTGTACCACTGAAGAATCCTTTAGACTGTTCTGCGCCTGCTGCTGCTGTTTCGCCGGCAGTATCTTTAGGTGTAGTGGACTTCTGGCTATTAGTACTCTTACTACCTGCCCCTCTTGAAGCGGCTGCGGTGTCTTTGGCCTTATTGAGACTTTCAGAGTTAACTTTCATCTTCTTACCTGCGCCTGCTGCGGCACCTGCTCCGGCTGTTGCCTTTGCCTTAGCTGCTGTAGTACCTATCGGCTTAATAGCGCCCATACCTGCTGCTGCGGCTCCTGCGCCTGTTGCTGGAACTCTAGGTGCCTTGCCGCCTAATGGCTTGACAGGTCCTAGCTTGGGAGAGTTAACTTTAGGAGCTTTAGCTTTGCCTTTACCAAATAAACCCTTAAGAGCTTTACCTAGTCCGCCAAATCTTTGAGCTTCTTTATCGAAACCGTCGCGATATGCTTCGCTTTCTTTATACATATGAAAATGTGTGGCATTCGCCAATAATTCTTTTGTCTGGTCTGGGTTGAGCCCGTAGTTCGCGCTTTCTTTTACAAAGCCTTCCATCCAGTTCTGATTTTCTACGTCGATCATTTGCTTTATCCTATAAGTAAGGAGTTATAAAAAAAAGGGGCGTCGGTTACAATCACCAGACGCCCCTAAGAACTAGCTGCCTATAGGGCTGCTGGACTTGTTAACTTCTTTAGTCAACAAAGTCAGCACGACAGACAGCAGCTACGTTACCGATGGCGAATCCACCAAGCCAGTAAGCGAAGCATTCAATGAAGTAAGCTTCTTTCTTCATGTACATAGTCCAATCAGTAAGATAGAAAAACTTACCAAGGAACTCTGGAGCTGCGAAGAAATAAACCACACCATCAGGAACGATACCGCCCTTAATAGTGTAAATGGTCTTCATACCCATGATCTTTTCAAGAGTAAGTCCGTTCTCGAACAATTCTTGAGATAGATCACCACCGGCGTCTTCACGACGATACTTCAGGAAGTCCTGAGCAGTAACATCGTTCATAAGCATTAGGTAGTTACGTAGACGGAACTTATCTTCGAAACCTGGGAAGAGTGAACCAGAAGGCATCATCTTCTTAGCTTCGGCGATATCAGATCTGTCAAGACCAGCAGAGAATCTGCGGTACTGAACTTTACCTGTAAGAGTCTGAACCGCAACACCGTCACCAGCGTAAGGGTTAGCAACAGTATAAGTGTCAGCATCTGGGTCATAGACTGTAGCAGTCGTTGCGCCAGTAGCAGTGTTCAACCACATAAGGTCGATTACGATACCGTCACAGGTTTCGATCCACTTACCGTCAATCTCAGCGAGACCGTCTTTGATAGCGTTGTCAGTAAGGACTTTACGAAGGTCCATTCTGTAGGTACGCAATTCGTCGATGTCCTTAGTAAACTTAGGAGTAACGATACGTGCCATAGGAATCAAGTAACGACGACCCTGGATATACTCACCTTCAGGAATAGACTGAAGTGGTACCCATTTAGCTCCTGGAGAATCTGGCTCGATTTCCCAAATAACTGAAGGCATGTCATTATCAAGAGAGACATTAAGAATGTCATCTGTAGCTTTTTCCGGAGGAAGGATCTTATAAGTAAAAGAATCTTCACGGACCTGAATGCGTGTAAAACCAGTCGCGGCACTTTGTGCCTTCTTGATTGAGGTATCGCTACCTTCGTTAAACGCTTCCATAATTTTGTTGTTCATTACTGAAACTGGAATGTTATCGCTCATGATTATACTCCGTCGATGTCAGGTGAGTAGATAGTGGCAAAACCTAATACCATACCGAATCCACCTTTAGTGCTAGTTCCGCTGACCGTCTTATCGTTGATAAAACGACGGTACTCAGCTTTAGTAACTACGCCACACGCAGTCTCTCCATCAGCATGAGCCTGAACTTTACCGTCAAGTCCACCAACAAGTAGTGCGCCTAAAGCAGGAGTTCCGTTATACTGATCCGTTTCAACTTCCATAGGCATTGTGCAAGAAAGTGCAGTCAATGCGCCTGCCATCTCAACATCTGTTTGATCTTGGTCTTGGAGTGCAAAATAGATGATTGGTCCAGGAGTACCAGCGGCACCCTTAGACGCTGCATCATCTGCAGTCTTAAGCCAAGTGTTATCAGATGTATCAACTCGAAGGGAATTACCTCTAACAAGGTTAGTGACAGCGTCATTAACCTTGAGGGTTTTATCCAATTGCACTAAAGAAGGATAAGCCCCTTTTAGTACGTTAAAATGACCTTTAGCCATGTTAATTACCTCAATTTAATATGTTAATCTACCAATCCAGAACGGGAGTTACCCAGCTCTGGAAATAATTCTGCTACAAATGGACATGTGTCCGTAGAGGCCGAAGCCTCCTTTACCGCAGAGGGTCCTCCCAACGAAGAAGTACCTAAAAGTTTAGCTAACTTTTCAAGTGTCTTCAAGGCCTCTACCGGAGAGGAGGCTAGCTTGTCGACAAAGTCGTTAACTTTAGTTGCTTCAATAACGCCGCGATCTGCTAAGATGGCAGCGGTGCGTTGGGCCTGGAGATCAAAAGCTTTCTTTTCTGTTAGCTTTTCGCTAGCTTGCTTAGAAAGTGCAGCGTTGAGATTACTAATCTCTTTCTGACTCTCTTCGACATAAGCAGCGCTCTTTTCGAGGATCTCTTCTAAATTTTTATCATTGCTCATGGTAAGCTCCTTACTTGCTGTTGGCTCTAACCGTAGCTAGCGCGTTTAGAAAGCTCTTCTCAACACTAGCGGATGCAGCGACTTCCATACCTGCAGGAGCTTCTTCAAGTCCCTCAAGTCCTTCTAGTTCGCCTAAACCTTCTGGAGCAGCTCCCTCGATAGCGCCTACAGCTTCACCCGCTTCTTCAGCGCCTTCAGAGGCTCCGATCTGCGACATAATAGCTGCAACTTCTTCTTCCGAGAGTTCTCCACTCTGAACCATCATGGCTAATGCCGCTTCAAGTTCCTCAGGAGCGATATCGTCACCTGCTTCTTCACCTTCGCCAGCCATGCCAGCTAAAGCTTCGTCAGCGCCGATACCAGAGTCCATAGCTGCTGGGTCCATACCCATCAATTCAGCTTGTGCTCTTTTAACAGCTTCGGCAGCAACAGTAGCGCCGAGAGCTTTATAATCGATAGAGCCGTCTGGAGAAGTAGCTTGTGCCAACTTAATCGCGTCATTACGACCTGCTTCATAAGCTTGCTCAAATCTAGCATCTTCAGCTTGTTTAACAGCTTCATTAATCAACTGGTCAGCATGTTCCTGTCCGGCATCATATGCAGCTTGTTTTTCAGAGTCTTCAGCTTGCTTGTTTAGAAACTCCATAGTGTCTCTAGCAGCCTGAGCTCCAGCTTCTTTTTGTAAAATTGTTTCTGTGAAATTTACACCTTCTTCAGTAGAAAGGATTGTACAAGCGATCTTAGCGAGTACATCTCTGCTAAGTTCGATTTCACCACCAACAGTAGCTTCCTTGGACTCTTCCTGCGAAGCTTCCTTGGAGTCATCAGAATCGTCTTCTTTTTCACAGTCGCAGTCTTCCTTATCACACTTGGAACACTTCTCGTCTGTCAAAACGTCAACGGCTGATCTCGCAGCAGTCTTCTCGCTGTTGAAGTTACCGATAAGGTCAATAAGGTCTTGAGCATGTGCATTAACACCAGCTGAAGCTTCTTTAGCGTTTGAGTCGCTACTGACCATAGGTTTCTTGGCTACATCCTGAACAGCTTGTGTAGCATCTGTAGCATGGCCTGACTCAAGCTTTTCAGCTTCAGTAGCACCAGCGTTGCTATTTGCAGTGTTCGGGGGTAATTCCTGTTGGACTTCTTTGTCTGGCGCAGATGCACCATCGTCTACAGGCTTATCATGGGCAGATCCAGGGATGCTGTTGGGGTTATCCAAAGCTTCTTCCTTGGCCTGTTTACCAAAACTCGCTTCTTTGATGCTAAGAAATTGCTTAGTGTCTGCGAGTATTTCATTCATTGTTTTTGAAGTGGACATTTATCCTAGTCTCCTGATTCTTGCTTAAACATGCTTTGAACAGCCAATATGGCTAATTGGCGGTCCACACTTTCAGATGGGTGGAAATACCGCATCGCGTTAATACTCGCCAGTTTATAACTAGCATACTTCTCCGACACAACTTTTGCAACCTGAGAAATAGTACTTGATGGTACACTTTTACAACTAAGTTGTGGATTCAAACCTGAAGCGGTTGCATCAACAGCACGTTTAAATACGTAGTCATCTGAGAAAGACGACGCACTTTTAACCATTGCCACCTTAGCGTCCAGTGTACTTGCTTGCGGTATTACATACTTCGATGGTGTTATAAAGTCATAGTAACTGTCACTACAAACCTCATACGCCTTACCTTCTTTTAACAATCTAGTAAAGAGTCCATCACAGGCCTTCTTAACCTCACCCAAATGCGGACGCAATTGGCCTAGGTCTATACCCATAGCGTACTTGCAATAAGATTCCGGATCAAGTATAACCTTGTTCCTCGCCAAATTGGAAAGTACATCTTCGGGCTCGTACCTACGCAGGTCACTTATATAAGCATCAGGTACTGATGTTGCATAAGCGGCTTTACGTAGCTCCCACATTTGAGTTTCCCAAGGGTCTTGAGGTCCTCTCTGTGCAATGCTGCGGTACTTATCTTCAAAGCTTGCCATCTTCTTCAAGATATCAAGCTTATCAAAAGGTGCGCCGTCTTCCATAATAAGTTCTGGCGGAGTCCACAAACCTGCGTCCTCTGCTAGTTTAACACTATCAACACCTGCGGCGCTGGCTGTCTTATTAAGGTTCCAAGCAATTCTGTCTGCTGGACGATAGACGAAACTAATATCAAAAAATTTAGGGTGGTCATTATATGTACCAATGACCTGACCGTCTTCTGCAGTCTTACCTAGACTCATAGCTATATGAGAACACTGGCGAGGGTCTTTGCTAGAAGATCTTAGCTGGTCACATACGGAGCAGCGGTCTTCCTTTACTCTACATGCCATAGACACTGGTACTTCACCACTAGATGCCAGCTTGTTCAGGTGCGTCTCGGCCTTGTCTTTATGTGCATGTATGAATAGTTCTATACGACCCATATCTTCATTGTAGGCAGACTTAACGATGTCCCCTAGCTTCTTCTCGGGGTCTTTGTTCTGGTGATGCTCATATACATGACCATGCTTAACAAAGGTAGGGTGAGATTCGATACAGGCTTTCTTAGTGAAGGCATCACCATTTCTATTGAAACCATAACGCTCGGACTCACCAAGTGCTATGACGTGTATGCCTACATGATCTTTATCTGGCTGGATGTCTTTTGCTACTTTAGAAAAGACAGAAGCTTGTTTTGTTAGGGTAGAGGTATCTTCTACGATACGGATACTGAACTCAGAGTTACTGTCTATCATACTGTCGTTATAGATCAGTTTGGTCATCCCGCTCATTATAACTCTCCCTGTACATATTTATCTGCCATAGCACCGGCAGCTAAGCCTGCTGGTAACGCCATCCAAGCAGCTCTGTTAGGCATGAACCTAGAAGCTCCTGTACCTTGTGTGGCTTGCTCTAGTATACCTCTAGTACCTAACTGAGGATCTAGTACCGCACCGAAGTCTCCGGAAAGAATTCTTTTGGCAAGGTTTTTAAAACCTCTTGCTTCAGGATCTAAAGCACTGCCTGTTCCTGCAGCATCTCTAATTTTACCTAAAAGTTTTTTAGCATCAATGTCTTTACCTAGTCCGAGGTTTGCTTTTGTAGGGACTTTACGATTTTTGGCTTCATTAGCCCATTGCTCGAATCCTTCTACAGTTCCTTTATCAGAGAAAGGTAGTCCGCCATGCTTACCTGCTATCCAGGCACCAAGAGCACCTCCGATAGAAGTACCAGGATTACCTAGTACAGGGTTGCCTACTGTGCTTAGGGATCTGTCAATGAGTCCAGGACTATTTGCAACTTCAGATGGAAGTCTAGAATCACCGAATAGTGAATTGTATCCCATTGTAAGTCCAGCAGCTCCGCCACCACCTAGTAGTGCTGCGACTGCTGAGTCTCCTAGCCCACCACCTAATAAGCCAGAACCAAGTCCACCTGCGGCAGCTCCAGCTAAAGAATTTAGTACGGTAGATTTTTGAGCATCTGATAAGCCGCCCCAGAATTCGGATACCTTGTCAGGGGCATTCTTTAGGGAGTCCATAATACTAGAGCCTGCGCCTTGTAGGGCTTCTACTATCTGTGCTTCTTTATCCATTATTAATATGTCTCCACGGTTTCGCCAGTAAATGTGTCGTCTAAAGCTCTCAGGGCAGTTACTGCGGCCTTAAGCTTAGTTGTAACCTCTGCTGTCCATAAGTCAGCCCTAGCTTCTGCATCCGCGCTGTCTCTTTCATCAAACCCTTGTGCAAAGGGTGAATCGGACTTAATCAACTCTAGATTGTCCGGCAGAGTAAATGTTGGCTCTGTTGGCGGAACGAATGATGTATCAACTAGCGAAACGTCTCCATCTAAAGTACTTGCAATAAAGTTAGCATCGGTTAGTACATGTGTCAAAGTCAAAATGCTACCAGCTATATCAGTAGCTACGTTTAACGTACTGCCCTGTACTGCTGTATCAAAAGCTGCAAGAGTTGTAGCTGCGTCAGTATCATTGTCGACAGGTAACGCATTAAGGTTGATCAAAGGTTCTGTAGATCGTTTAATCTCAAAGATAACAGTGTTAGTACCATCGTTGATGTTAACCGTCGTATTGAGAGGAGCTACATGTGCCGTGTCTGATACTGTGATATCGACTGCATTGCTTGTCGCCATAGTGACGTCAGCCCATGCATCGGTGTGAGTAATTGTAATTGTTCCTGCGTTTATAACAGTACTTACTGTAAGAGCGCTTGCCCCAATAGCTGTTTCTAGGTTTGCTAAAGTAGTGGGGGCGTCTACAGAGTTATCGACAAGGACATCGCCTACGGTGAGGGAGGTGCCGAACTCAAATATGACCGAGTTGGTTCCGTCGCCGATTGTAACAGTATCATCTTCCGAGGGGTTAGCTACGAATAGTACATCACCAAAGCCAGCTACAAACCCTGTAGACGCCGGATTGGCTATAAAGCTAAGATCAAGTAAAGCCGCAACTGCTGCTGCCGCTTCATAGTAACCGCCTGTGTTTATCTCAGGCTCTCCATAGTTGGCCATGAGTTCATTCTCAAGCTCACTATAGTCTTCTGCATGAATCTTAACTTTGTAGACACCGTTCTCTATTTCTTTAAAGGTGCGGATCTTCATCTTGCTGTCTCCTGTACCGACGCGCCCTGCTTCAGTCTCTTACGCATTTCATTTTCAAGGTCAGACCAAGACTTAGCATCGTAAGGACTTACTGCCACAGACTGTACAGACTGTCGTAAGATAGACCTCGCAACTTCTCTATTAAGAGAAACGTCTGGGGCTATTTGTATAAGTGTTTGGTAGGCTCTAGAAACAGAGTCAGGATTCTCACCCTTAAGTACTGGATCTGTCACCATAAGTTCTTCAAGTATAAGTTGGCGCTGTAGATTCTTCATCTTGTTAGCAGTGCCTTTAGCTTCTCGTGCTTTCGGATTAGCTAGTGCACCTGCTACGTCAACCTTTGGCATGGGAACCATACTGGTTGCTTTGTCAGCTACAGTAGCTAGGCCTTTCTGGGCTAACCCTAATCCGGCAGTAGCTGCTTCTGCGGTGTCGCCTGTGACGTTACCTAGTGTGCTACTTGAGGCTGAGGCTTCTTGTGCAGACTTCAGCCCAGATGCGAAGTCTTCAGTAAAAATATCGTTAATCTCATCGAAGGCGTCTGTGTCTTCGGTTTCGAGGTGCATAGCTCTCTTAAATCCTTTTTCATAAGATTTAGACTCGGTATTGTAGTGCTGCTCTAGAGAAGCGAACTTACTCCATTGAGTTCTACAGTCATGTGCATCCTTAAGTAGTCCATTAAGACTTGGGTGCTCAACGTCGAAGATAGAAATGCGTACTGCCTTATCACGGGCGTTCGCTCTCTTAGTATCAGCAGGTAGGTAAGCCATAAGCTCTTCTGCTATGTGATCTCCGGCATCCTTATACATAACGTGTAGGGCTACTTCCGCTTGTGGGAATAGAGACTCTTCAAGGTAATCTGGTTTAAGGTGCTGTGCGATCTTTTGGAGAGTTCTATCATAAACTTCCCCAGTCATAATTTTTTGGTCCTCACAGAAACCTGCAGTCTTCTTAAGCTCGCCTATTCTATGTAGGGCATAGTGGCTTACGCTTTCAAGGCTGTCGTCGCTGAACTCCGCAGCAGCCTTATCGAGAATAGAATAGTCTCCGGCCACCTTCTGATGTTCTGGTGCTTCTGTATAGAAAGAATAGTCATGGTGTTCTACTGGAGCCGCTGACTTAAGTATTTCATCTGCATCGAATAACGCAGGAAGTACATCGTCTGGCTTGGCTGTAGAAAAGTTTTGGCTCCTATCGTCGGCTGTCTTAAGGAAACTTATAGTCTTCGCAGTGTTATACGTCTCCATAAGTCTTAGCGTCTGATCCTTATTGAAATCATAGTCGGAAGCTGCTTTCACAACAGAAGCGTTGTCATCAAGACCACCATTGAAGTGGCTGACTGCGCTATCTAGGGCTTCCATTAATCGGTCTTTAAACATTTATCTTACTCCTATCGTAATAAATAAGTTACGTCAGGTATGGCGTTATGCCACCCATTCCTCTAACATTTAATTTAGCTTGTCCGTAGCCCCGTTGTGGTAGTTGAGGTCCTTGTGGTCCTGCGGCTCCAGGTTGTTGTTGTGGTTGTCCGTCGCCACCCCAGAGGCCCATAGCATTACCTGCCATGTTTATGCCTTGGTAAGCAAGTGGTCCGTACATTGCCGTGTTTAGGGCTGTCTTGCCTTTATTCTTACCTACCCACTTAAGGGCGTCCTTACCTTTACTAGCGCCGCTTCCAAGAAACTTCTTACCTGCGTTCCAGAGCCCTTTGCCTATTGTCAAAAACGGATTTGCTTGTTTATAGAGTTCATCCGACTGTTCCTGAGTAAGGCCTGCGCTAGCACACTTATCCATAAAACCCTGTTTGTGATACTCTACGTACTTCTCGTCTGTCATTTGAAGAAGCTCCCTTTACCGCCGGCACCTGCGCCAAGTTTAAACTTGTTTAAGAACCCACTGTAGCGTGCGTCATTTTTAGGTGCTGTAGGTGCTGAACCCAGCCCCATACCACCGGCGCCTGCTGCACCTGACATTCCTACACCGCGAGGTCCTTGTTGAATCTGACCTTGTGCTGCTGGACCTTGTCCTGCGGCACCTGCCATAGCTTGTTGTTGTCCTGGCTGTTGTTGTCCTGGTGCTCCGCCCCACCAACCCATACCCTTACCAAGAGAATTCACCGCATCGCCTACGAAATAAGTGTTCAGAGCTCTACCGCCCCACTTCTTCGCCTGCTGCATCTTAGAAAGCTTATCAGCAGCATTAGTAGCTCCTTGACCACCTTTACCGCCTCTCCACCAATTCTTCATCTTACTCAGGCCTCTACCTACAAGATTCTTCGCACCGCTAGCGATGTTCTTCATACCTGATAAGGCTCTAGGGGCAAGGCCTCTAGCTGATGATAAAACTCTAGGTGCAAGTCCTCTAGCTGCTGCCAGACCACGACCAGCGCCTAATGCTGCTCCACCATAACCTAAAGTAGCCACGGTTCCCATGGTTTTTAGAGTATCCCCTAATATACCTTGGTAACCTTTGTTACCGTAGTCTGCTAGGGCGTTAGTAAGTTTGTTACCGCCACCGTCAAACACGCCTGTTTGGTGTATTTTATCACCGAGGTAGTCATGAACCTTATTAAAGCCTTTATCGATAGCATCACCTGCGTCGGCTGCTGCATTATAAACAGTATTACCTACTGCCTTAGCTTTACGCTTAAACCAGTCCCAGGCTCCTGCCTCTTTACACATAACTGCATAGGCGGTGTCGAGGTACTCGTTAAAGTCAATAGACTCAGCTGCCGTTTTTTCAAAAGGCATAGTTACAGAGGCAAGCTTATCATAAAAGCCTGACACATAATTGAGCTCTGCTCTAGTTGGTATACGACAGGAGTCTTCAAAGACCCCTCGCATGAAAGCTACTTTAACGAGTACTGCATCCATTAGATAGCTCCTCCGTCTACGAACTCCGTACCTTCGGCGTCAATAGTCTTTTGCTTAAGCTTCAATGATAGATCGCCAAGTGACTTAAAGACACCTCGTAGCTGATCTTCCATTGCGGTAAGGTCTTGATCGCCATAGCGTTCTGCGAAGTCGACGTTCTTCCAGTAGAATAAGAATAAGATTCTACCGATACGGTCTAGACACTTAAGAAGGTCCGGGACGTAACTGTCGACTGCAAAGCTTACATCATAAGTCTGCGCTAGACCGCCGACGACACTATGGTCAAATACTTGTTGCTGGCCAGCTGCTGCTGCCTGCTGTGATAATTCAGTAGGGCTAGGTCCGCCTTGTCCTTGTGCAGACTGCTGCTGTCTTTCACCTTCACCGCCCATGTAGATACTGTCGCCAGGTCCTACGTATGGTGGTGTATATGGTTCTGTTGAGCCTTCTACTCTGTCAATCTGTGCTGGATGGATAGGTACTCCAGTGTGTGCGTCGTAACCGACATACTGTGGAGGTACTTCCGGCATAGAAACCTGCTGAGCAAACTTAACTAGTCTATTAGTAGCTCCGGCCTGTTTGACCTCGTCCATGATAGCTAGCGTTTCACCTGCATCGATACCAAGGTCTCTAGCAATCGCTAATGACGCTTCTTTAGCATCTAGGTTGTCTTGGACTACAGAACCGTCAATACTGATGTTGTAACCAACGCCTTCACCCATAGACTCAATGACAACGTCATGATAAGCCATCTTAAGTAAATTTTCTTTAACTTCTGAATAAGTTCCTGGTGAGAATACCTTACCTTCCATAGAGCTGTGTCTCTTCTCTGTAAGCTTAACAGCTTTCCAGGTTTCAGTAGGCACAATCATATTTCTAGAGGATACTCTTAAACCACCAATACGATCTACAGGTATAATAGAACTTTCCCCGTAAGAAGGTAGGCAGCTAGGGTTAGCTTCTGCAATGTGCGCTCTTGGGTAGTCAGTACCCTCGTAGTCGTCACCGAAGTCTAAGTTGTTAATCCAGTTAACTCTGATACGGACATCATCGCCGTCTTCTGAGGTAATTGATCTAGTCTTGAAAGGTATAGACGTTTGTCCATTTTCCTTAACAAGTACATAAGTAGCATCAAGCTCCATGTCTCCAACCTCAACAGCTCCTTTATAAAGAGGGGCATTAGTCTTGTCGGACTCATTAAGGGCGTCTCTTACGAAAACAACTCTTTCATGTGCTGTGAAGAATCTCTTAGTATCTTTACTGATAACTAAGACTTGTCCTGGGCTAGTTGCGCCAAAAGGTGTAGTTGCTACATAACAAGGGGTACAGATACCACTTGAAAGAACTACGTCACATTCACCAGAGTAATCTGGATTCTGTAGCGAGCTAGCATAGTCAACAGTATAAACGTCTGACTTATTAGCCTTTTCACGGTTATCTGTAAGAGTGAATCCGTCTTCAACGATACGAGTACGGTCATCATCATCCATGTCCTTACTGTAATCGTCGACAAGTTCTCTTGTAACGATTTTAACAGACTTAGCTTCTTTAGGGGCTAGTGCCTCACTGAAGTCATTAATCAATAGTTCGCTAGGCTCATAGAACACAGCTGCTGCTTTGATGAAGTTGATGTCCTGTAAAGACTGCGCAACTGCTGCTGCCATCTTAGGTCCGCCTTTATGCTCGATAAAGTCGGTAAGGAAACTGGCTTCTTTAATGTTAGGCTCACCTTTCATAGTAAGTACAGCATTTGCATACGCTGACTTAAAGGCGTCATCATTCTCAAGTGAGTCAGCGACAGTCTTCTGTATCTGATTCCAAGTAGCCGCTAGGTCGTGGCCTACTTGATGAGCTGAAAGTTTTGTTGATCCGCCGACTGGGGGATCTGAAATGGCTGTAAAATCTGGTGTATCGAAATCCTGGGAGACTCCTGGTTGGGCGGCATCGCCTAACTGTATAGTCTGCTTATTAAGAATGTGGTTGATCCAGTTCTCTCTTAAAGGGTAGAACATGTCGGCTTCTTTATCATAAAGAAGATCCATACCTTTAATCTGATTACTTAGGAAGAACGTTGGGACATAGAAGTATCTACCACCTACGTCGAAACCGAAAAGGCCTACAGCTCGGGACCCATCTGGTTCTGCCTCAACTACTTCAAACCCAATTAGGTGTGTAATGAGGCTAGGTGCTCTATCCTTCAAGAAGGCATAAGCCATTTTTCCGAAATCTTGCTCGACCTGCTGTTGGTTAGGTCCTTCGACTGCGAGCTTTGTCAGCACACTTTCATCGACAAGTAAGTCATTGAAATTCATTTATATTGTCTCCTGTTTATCCGGCTCGCCGCCTATTAAAATGTAACTCTATCTTTTTTACTTTCACCAAGTTCTTTGCCAAAAACAACTGCAGGTACTGGGTGGGTGCCGTGTATGTCGCTGGTTGCACCTGTCTGTGCATCCTGCAACAAGTTACTCTGCAAGTATGAACCTTGCAACTTGGCTAACCAATCTTTACCATAATGTGGTACAGCTCTTAACCGTATCATACTCGCAGTAAAACCTGGCTGGTTATCATGTACTTGTATGTTATCTATACCAAACTCTTCTAACTCTTTAGCGACCTTATTGGTGACTCTTGAACCGATCGTGTGGTGCAAGTAAGGTTGCTCTAAATATTTACCAACAAGCTTTGAGGGCTTATCAGCTACGGCGTCTTTTCTAGGGGCATAGCTTGTTGCAAGGTTATTGTAACTAACTACATCTCCAGGTAAGTAATCTCCTAACCCACTAGGGTCTTCAACTTCTACATGATTAATAGCAGCTCGTGCTACTAACTCTGTATTTCGCCTGTTTGCTTTTAACTTACTGTCGTTAAAGGCTTTAGTCAATCGCTCTGCATAGTAACGTCGACCTTCGCCGATACCTTTATGCCTAACGACTTCTGCTGGGTTAATGATACCTGTTGAAAGCTGATCACCAGCCTCTAGGTCGTCACCCTCTTTCACGTTGACTGTTTGCTCTGGTTCTATGTAATGTATCGTGTCACCGATGTATACATTAGTACCACCCTGAGGTGCTGTCTCTACTTTAGATACGGCACCGTCAACGTCTGCAAGAGTTGCTTTGTGTCTGAATGTCTTAGGGATCTGTCCTATCTGATTAATGATAGGGAACCCTGCATAAACTTTTTCACCATCGCCAGAAGCTTGACCTCCGGCATGTTTGGTATTGAGTGATCCCTGTGCAATTCTTTCTGCTAATGCAGATGATGCTTGGATACCTACAGCTTGTCGTAGTTCGGGTAGCTTGCCATTCTCACGAAGACCTACACACTTCTTACATACACCACCTTTTGCTTGACAGGTAATTGGAGAGCGTACTACGATCTTCTTATATTTAGATCCATCTAGCTTATTGAGCATACGAGAATCAACAGCAGCGTCGGCTTTATAACCACTTACATCTTTAGCAAGCAAAGCTCCTACCGAGTCTGTATCGCCAACTCCAACAGGTATTCCATTAGGAGTACCGCAGTCTTCTTCAGTAACAATAAGGTCAGCTGATGCAGTGTTAAGTTGCTTACCAAAGTCTCCTGCATCGCGAGTAGCAAACTTTGTAGCAATGACACCCTTACGAGTACCGAACGTTGCTGCATAGTATTCTGCAGGGCTTAAGCCTTCTGCATAGCTTCTTCTTACGAATAATGGAACGACGTTATCCTTGGCATCAGTATAGATACCAGGACTTGCTGTCATAGCAGTAAGCTGTCCTGGGTTACCTCTTGCTTTAGATAAGATCTGTAATGCTAGTGGATTGTCTTGGGCAACTGCGGCAGCCATTGTGCCGTCGACTAGTTTCTTCTGAGCTGCTGAGTAGACTGTAGATAAGGCTGTCTGCTTTTCTTCGTCTGTCAGGTCTTTAGATTTACGTATAACGTCTTCTTGCTTATCAACAAAGGCAAAGACTTCTTTACGCAGCTTCGGATCGGGAGTTAATAGGTCTTCTATGGAGATAGTAGTACCTTCTGTATAAGAAGCCTTGGCGCCCATCTGCATAAGCTTATGGGAAAGGCTTTTATAAAGGTCAGGGTCTTCGTTACCAATCTGGGCAAGAAGATCTGTAAGGTTATCCCCAGTAAGCGATCTCTCATGATCCTTATACTTCTCAGGAAGTAGGTCATTAACTAGTAGCTGTCCAACGGTAGTGCTCATGTCAGTATCGGTGCCTTCATATATTTAACACCCAATTGCTGGAGCGTTTCGTTCCAATCCTTATCGTTCTTAGTAGAGAACGACCAAAAGTTTTTATTTATAACCTTACCGAAAACAGCACAAAGGTCCCCACTGTCATCATAGAACTCGATGGCAGTTGCGTGATCAGTGTCCAAGAGTATTGGACAACCGATAGGACCTTTTACTATTACTCGTTTAGCCATTATTCCTCGTCTTTATTACCTAACAAGCTAGCTAGTAGTCCGCCTACGCCAGCACCAGCGGCGGTACCGGTACGCGCATCAGCTACTCGCCGGGTCTCGTCAAACAGATCTGATTCAAGCCTTCCCTTCTGGGTTTTCATCGCATTGTACATGTCTTCGTACCTTTCGAGGTCCTTCTCGATGGCTGGACCATTGAGGGCGCTATTGCGGGTAATGTTGTCTGCTTGGCTGCGCGCATTGCGCATGTTCATATCTGTTAGGCTGATTTTATGTCCCAGTCCGGTTTTCTTCCCACCTAGTACTGCGTCGATATACCTACCTACACTTTCTGGAACGCTTCTTCCAAATAGCTTCCCCACAAGGTCCTGTCCAAGGTCCTTAAGCCCTGCTTCTTTCTTTAGATGTGCATCTATTACCAACACTGGGTCGACCCCGTGTGCTGCGCACTTATCTACGAATCCTTGTTGGAATGCCTGTTCTTGTGTCATTATAATACTCCTGTGATTGAGTTTAATAGTTCATTGTTACTTGATACCGAATCCGCAATACTAGTAAGTAACTGCTCATCGCCCTGATACTGTCCTGATAGGACTTGAGCTACTGCCTCTTTAAGTAGTGGCTGTAACAATGTTGGAAGTTCTTGCTTAAGAAGCCCTGGTAGGTCTCTCTTAAGAACATCCGACATGATTGCTTTAAATTCTTCTTTAGATGCCATTGCTATACTATCTGGTGGTAGTAGCGGCTCGGGTGGTGCAGGTGCTGGCTCGGGTGGCATTGGTGCTCCGCCGCCCATTGAAGGATCGCCGCCCATTGGTGCGCCACCCATTGAAGGATCTCCGCCCATTGAAGGATCGCCACCACCAAGCATACCGTTCTCTTGTAGAACTTGCATAACCATTTCAGTAGGTATTGGTTGCCCTGTCTCTGGATCAACTGCCATACCTGTCTGAGGATCTACTTGAATACCCATCTGCTGTAGTATTGGTATAATCTCTTGAGGTACTGGCTCACCCATAGGTGCTCCGCCGCCCATTGAAGGATCGCCTTGTGGTGGTCCGCCTGCTGCTGGGTCCATTGGTGGTCCGCCCTGAGGAGGTCCGCCTTGTGGTGGTGCCCCGCCCTGGCCTTGATCTTCAGGCATACCGCCCGGCATAGCAACAAAAGCTTCTTTGTTTAGTTGAGAAGCTCTGATAGCTTTTAAGGTATTGTCATCTAAGTAGTTCATTTTGTCCTCTTTATTAATTCTTCCCAAGTAATCGGGCTGGGTGCAGAGATATACTTAGACTCTGGGTATATAGCTCTAACCTTTTCAACTAGTTCTGTTCCTTGTTTAACAAAGTCCGTGGACAATGCCTTCTCAAAAGCTCTTCCAAAAGAATTCTTCCGACATCCGGAACAACCTCCAGGCTGACTCTGAGCTACGTGATACTCATTAAATTTTTTAACTAACTCACCATTAGTAGGTAGTATCATCCTAAGATGGGCTTCCTGCTCTAACAATTTCGTTCCGGTAATATAGTGGGAGTTGCCGTGTAGTTCAAACCGTTTAGTACGTTGTGGTTTAGGTGTTTCAGGAGTTTCTACCTTGCCCTTACTGTTAACCGTCTGTGCTTCCCACCAATCATGCCCGGCAGTACCGTTCTGCTCTGCGATTTCTCTTTCTCCACACATTTCGGTGGCGAACTTAGCCTTTTGGTTTATAAAGCAACCACACCAGTTACAGATTCGCTCCTTACTATTAAATGCCCCACACTTGTTACTCTCACAGATCGCTATCCGTTTATTACGAGTATCATTAGTCACCTTAACCGCATCTCCGCTAGCTGCGGCTTTACCTATGCGCCCTGCTGCGCCTGCTAAGTGTTTAGCTCTATTTAGTAACGATGGTGCTTGTTTAGGTGGTTGCTGTGACATTACCTCTTCCTTTCTAGCTGTTCTTGGTTAAATTCTCGTAGATGCTTTTGTTTAAACTGCTCCGGGTCTTTGTCTAGGTCAAGCTTAAACTTATTTAGAATAAGTTCTTTATTGTCAACAGGCTTAAGAATATGAGGCAGAGGAAGAGGTTTCCAACTCTTAGATGGGTTAGGTAATACAGACGACTCTACAGTACTAGTAGTTGTAAGTCTGGCATGTACTAATGCGTTCACTTGTGATTGTACCTTGTTAGCTGTTATCTTGTCATCATAGCTTTTAATAACCCGCCACATAGCAGACATCTCTTTAAACTTCTCATCAATAGCCTCTTCTCGCTTCTCTAGCTCCAAGATACGTTCGTGCAAGTTCTTATCAGATAGTTTGCTATACTCATCCTCTAATACGTTAATTGTATTAAAGATCCAGATGCAAAGGAACCCTAAGATAGGAAGTACTACCTTCTCGGCTATTATTAACCAAGAGCTCTTCTCCTTTTCGACTACAGGCTTTGCTGGCATTATGCACCCTCTATTTCAATTGGGTCGTTGGCATCAATCAATCCTTCCTTGTAGGCCTTCTTAGCTTCTTCTACAGAACTAAAGACTACAGGCTTCTTATTCTTAGCCTTACGAGTAAGTTGGTAAAGTCCCATAGCCATCTCTTTACTGATAGCATGTTGAGGGGACTTAAGGTCATTAACTGCAAACAGGTTCTTAGATGGTGTCATCTTTTCCCAGGCTTGCTTAACAGCTTTGTCTGAGACTGGAACGTGGAAGTTAACAGCATCGCCATCAAAGTCCATATTGAACCCTGCAACAATAAGAGGGCTTACCTGTATGGTGTCGCTCTCAACTAGCTTACCCTTGAATGCAAGAAGGTTGAACTTGTGCCATGTAGGCGCTCTATCCATAATCACTGGGCGCTTATCCATCTCTGCAATCAAGGCATCCTTAGCTACTTTATCTTGGTCTTCTACCATCTCAGTAGCTTTGGCTTGTGGTACACCATCACGTACAAGTGCGCGAATGATGAAAGGTCTATAAATAGTCCATGCCTTATTCTCTGGGATACCGACTGTGTCCATATCATAGTTAGGGTTAGGGCTGGCAACAGCTCTACCTACAAAGTTAACAGTCTTGGAAAGAACCTTACTCTGGAGCATACCTGTCTTAGGGTTGCTACCAATAACTTGTCTGATCGCGCCCTTCCAATTCTTGGAGGTACCATCTGGAGTAATAGGCTGACCTAAACCAAATGCTGCAGTTACAGATTTATAAAGAGCGATCTTCTCATCTGCTAGCTCATCTTCTGGTAGGTCTTCTCTTAAGTCTTTAATACTATTGTTTGTTTCGATAACGTCGCGGTACAAACCATTAAGGTCAGAAGCCTTGAGCATATCGCCTACTTGTGAGATAGGCCTGAACGCTGGTGGGATTACTGGTACCTTATCTAGTATCCAATCAGTAGGGCTAATACTTTGCTTACGAGCTGCATGTAAGTAACGAAGTGCTTTCACTGCATTATCTCTACGCGCACCACGAGCAGTCTTAATCTCATGGGTATACTTTTCAATATCTTTATCAACGTCTATTGCGCCAAGTGCCTTACGTATAGCCTTGCCACCAGTCTCGCCTTCAAGCTCTTGCTTACCGGCTAGTATGTCGTGGAAGTCTTTTACCTTAAGACCAAGTACACGTCTGATAGGTTCTTCCATTACTGGGTTAGGGATAGGCTCTGCTAGAGTTATGTGTCCCCACTTATTACCCCCGGCACCGCCAGTAACTGCCATATCAAATAAACCACCAGGAGCACTGTCCTGATTCTTGATGTCGACAGTACGGCTATTCTTGATCTCTCCGCCAGATATCTTATCGATGTCTGAATTAGTCATCGGCATGATAGAAAGGATGTCACCCTTCTTGTCGACGTTAATACCGCCGGCCTTCAAGGTGTTCATAAACTTGTCATATATAAATGGTGTCTCTGGCTCTGGAAGTGGTCTACCTGACCTTAGAGTGTTCCAATAGTCTTCGTTCTTAACACCTCGGATAAGGGTAGCATCCTTGATAACCTCATGGGCACCGTGAGCTAATGCAGCGTTAAGGTTCATACCACTAAACTTCTTAGCTCCAGTCTTTCCGCCTTTAGAAGGTTGACCAGCATCTGTGTAGCCACCAACCATATCGCGGCCAGATACTTTCTTTTCTGCTAAGTGGTGGAATGCACTCATATACATATAACCTTCACCAAGGTTCTTTATCTCTCTACCTTTTACTGGGTCGTAGACAGTGTTCCTTGCAGATAGTCCATTCTTATCTAACTCTGCTTTAGCAAACGCGCTCCATCCCTCTTCTGGTGCTTCGGATGGTAACTTATAAGCCTTCCCTGTTTTTTTAGCTATCTTAGCCAGCTGCATCTCTGCTAACTGGTTCGGCGCAACACGGGACTGGACTACCATAGGGTTAAGTAGCATTTCATAAGGTTCGTCTGTTAACTGATCCTTAGGCATCTCGTCATCAGGAATAATTTTCCCTATAACACCTTTAGATGCGGCAAGATTTGCCAGTTTGTCACCCATCTGAGCTGGGGACGATGTTTTAACGTTAACCTTTACGCCTTTGTTAGTAATACCAACATCAGTAACAACTCCAGGGAACCTTGATTCCCAAACTACCGAGTCATCCTTGAAGGCGTTTCTTAAAGTTTTATGTAGACGACCAAGCTTCTCATCTTCTTTACCTAGAACCTTAGGTCCAAGAGCTAAAATAATGGGGTCGCCTTTCTTGAGTATAGTTCCCGTCTTCACCACACCGTTATCAGTAATAGTCTTATACTGGTCGGCGGTGAACTTCTTACTGAAGGCTGATAGAAACTTATTCTTGTTAACTACGTCCTCACCTCTAGACGTCTTATCAAAGCCTACCAACCGTTCAGTCTCAAGCTTCTTAGCGGCAGACTCCGAGATAACGTATGCATCCTCAAAAGAGAATCCTTCATACGGTACGACTGCAGTCTTGAGGTTAGTACCCATGTTGAACGCACCAGTTTCTTTATCTGTGAAGTTCGAGTGGGCAATCATGTCGCCAGGCTTTACCACATCGCCGGACTTAACCTTTGGGCTGAATGATATCGCGGTAAGCCTGTTGAAAGGGAAATCTTTTACAGTCTCGTAGAAATGCTTCTTGCCTTCTTCGTCTGTAACTGTAACTCCACCGTCGGTAACCTTAGTAACAATGCCGCCAACCTTGGAGTTTATACCGGCAGTCTTTCTACCGTAGTGTTCAGAGAAACTTGCGTCCTCTCCTGGAACCTGTGTCTGGACGAGTGGGACTTCCCCATTCTTAAGTGGAAGGTACTGACTCCAATACTTAGAGGCGTAGAACGCACGTCCTGGCTGAAATGATGTTGGTAATGGTGTGAGGTTGAATCCACCGAAGTACATATGTGCTTGTGACGGCACTGTATAATCGACGTCCTCCCAGTCAGTCTTTGTAAGCTTACCATTCTTAATAACGTTAGCGTACTTCTGCTTCTTAGGGTCTTGTCCGGGGAATGCAACAGTAGCTCCAGCCATATCCTCTGGCTTCAGGTATTGCTTCTTACCTTTATTGTCTAAGAACTCTGCATAGATCTGTCCGTCATTACCTTTGAATGATTTGTAGGATGCTCGAACATCGATACCTACCTTATCAGACTCAGGCCCAGCGACAGGATCAATGAAACCAACCTGACCAGTATTAACGTCACGTGCTTCATCAGTAATAGTTTGGGCAGAACTTATACCACCCTCACCAAGCTTAATGATACGGTTGTGTTGATCCATGATTTGGAAAGGGTTCGTCTCTTCAGTAGGAGAGGCTAGGCCTGATCCTAACAGTAGTGAGCTCATGTAGCTGTTCAGGGCTCCTCGTCTAACTCTTCCAAGGTTCTTATCCCTTCTGACGTTAAAGAGCATCTGCCTAGCTGTATTACCGGCATCTTTATCGATACGTTCTTTAACGAAGTCTTCTACACTTAAAATATTGGAGAACTCTGGCGCGTCACGATCGTCGGTGTCTTCTTCTCTACGGTTGACGTTAAGCAACTTATTAGTCGTCCGCAGCAGTAGTTCGGGTGTGACGGTCTTAGTTCCTACTAAGCCAGTAGTTCTTTCGACCACGCGCTCATCTAGCTCAGACTTAGTCAGCTGCTCTCTGATGTAGTCGGCCTTCTGATCTTGTGTGGCTTCTTTGTCTGCCTTACTACCGGCAAACCTTTCATAAAGTTTATTTACTGCTTGTGGGTCTTGCTTCTTAACATTCGCATTATAAACATCATCACCCCAAGACTTCTGCATCTGCTCATCGGAGACGCCTTGCATCTTAAGGAAAGGGTATGCTGGTATGTTGGCCTGACCTACGTTAACACGGAAGATACCTGAAGAAGGTTCCATCCATATACGGAATCCTCTACCGGTGCCGGGCTTAACATTAAACTGGGTTTCATGTTCCCCGTTCTGTTTGGTCCGTGTGTAAACTCCAGGTTTGAGTCGGGATTGGTTAACGACGGTATACTCATTGCCATTATTAACGATGGTTCCTCGTTGGGTATAGTAAGGAACGTCCATGACAACTTCTTCTTTCTCATCGAGCTGCTCTCCTGTCTCTTCGTCGAATAACTTCCAAGTACCTTTAACTGGGGTCTTCAATGATTTGTTGCTAATCAACGCTTTCTTCTGTTGGGCCCAGGTATACTCCTTAGGTCCAGAATATTTAACGTTGTGTAACTCAAGACGGTGCTTACCATCTGAGTATGGGAACTTATCTGTAAGGGAGCTAATAACGTTGCCATAGATAAGCTCTCTTGTCTTATCTACATCATCGAATGCTCGTAGGTGCTCTGGTAGTGCGCCTGCAACCTGTGATTCCTTAAGGAGAAGGTCGAAGCCGGCAACTAGAGCGTGTTTATTAATATCATCTTGCGAAAGACTGTTGTGCATAGTTTCCTCTTAGTGTTTACCGGCTTCTTTAAAGCTTTACTTGTTTACAGTGCCAACACTGTAGCCGTCTTTGATCTTCTTAGCCAAAGACTTTGGAGTTTCTTCAGTGTCTTTAGCGCTAGTGGTAACGGCTGGTTTACCTTTTTTACGATTTTTATCTGCTTTGTTCTCTGCATCACTTAGAAAAGGACCTTCCGCAGCTTGCTTGAGTGCTTCGCCATCAATGCCGTACTCAGCACATCTATCGTGAAAGCCTTGTTGAAATGCTTCGTTATGCATTAGTCGCCTCTCATAGCGTTAAGAGTTTCACCTGCCCCAACAACACTACCAGCTCCTGCTCCACCAAGAATCCCCATAAGCTCAGCTTTAGTGAACGGGTTCATCTTTATAGCGTTACGTCGTCCAGACTCAAGTACTGGTCCAACTTCGCGCCACTGCTGCAACTGCTTGGGTATAAGGTCTCGACTACCGACTCCCATCTTTGCAGAGCCTTTACCTAGAAGTTTTCCTAGCTTACTACCTAATAGTCCGCCACCAACAAAACCTGCAGTACCACCGAGCATAGACTTAAGTCCTTCCCAAATCTTACTGTCACCCTCGTCTGCTGTCGCAGCGCCATGAACAGCACCACCGACCCCAGGAAACAAGCCTGCTAGATAGGCGCCAAGTCGACCACCTTCGTCAACAGCTTCCGGGGCTACTTCGGCTTGGGCACACTTCTCAAGGAATCCCTTAGCATAGGCTAGAGCTACTTCCTGCTCTTGAGTCATGCTAGTATTACTCATTAGATCTTCCCTTGGGCTTTAAGTGTTTCGATAACCTTTTGTATCTTCTCTTGGTTAGCAAGAACAAAGGCTGCAGCTTCTGGGTCTGCGGCACCTACATCAATACCGGAACCACTTTGAGCTTCTTCATCTTCATCGCCCTCTGCTTGCTGAGCTTCGATGTCATCCTTCTCGGCAATGTTACTACCAATGGCAGATGCAGAGATACTTCCTAGCATGTCTAGGATACCAGCAACCTTCTCGGCCTTAGGCCCAAACATCTCTTCAACCTTATCGTACATCTTGCTGTCAGTGTATTGCTTAACACCAGGAAGTCCGGCAGACCATTTAAAGTATTTAAGAAGCGGGTGTTGATCCATTGAAGCTCTAGTAACTAGCTTACGTAGATCAGGGTTACCCTGTAACGTTGCTAGTAGTTTTTCATAATCTTCACCAGCCATCTTGTATAGGTCAGATGCAGACATATCCAAACGATCGAGCTCTGCGGATACAGATGCTGTCTTTAGGATGTTATGTTTACTTTCACAGACATCGAGCATAACTCCAAGAGCTGACTGGAATACATCAGTAGCTTCGGCAGAGGCTGCTTTATCATAGCCTTCATCCTCGTCTTCTTCTCCTTCTGCAGCTCTTACACCTTGGCCAGGAGCTGAACGGAAGATAATCTTTTGGATCTTACCTACTTCATCAGCTTCCGGTTGTCTTGTCTGTTCATCCAGTACCTTCTTAGTAAGGTACGCTGTCCCACCACCACCGAGGATTAAAGCTAGTGCGCCTAGACCTGCTGGGTAGTCCCATAGGTTAAAGTCACTTGCTGCTTGTTTCTCGGAATCAGAGGAGGCTGCTTTACCAAGTAGGTCAAGATATTCCTGCTTAGCTTTGCCAAGCTCCTCTTCTTTCTTCTTCATCTGTCTCATTTCATATATCTTATCTACAAGCTTGTAGCCAGCCACTCCACCTGCGCCAGCGGCCAGGAGGGAGGCAGTCAGAGTGGGCCAAGCTGCTTGCTTCTGTATCTTAATCCCATACTTACCGTTAGGATCTCTAACTTGTCCGTTAGAACTCTTAAGGTGTTTAACCTGATAGCTCTGCTTCTTAGCTTTAGCAGTAGAAGTAACCATAGTAGTTTCTTTTACTCCGGCTTCTTCTTCTGGGGCCTTTCCAGTAGTAGGCGCCGTCTGTACTGGCTGGTCAACACCAGCCTCAGACCTGTCGCTTGCCCGCTTGTTAGGTAAGGTGAGTACAATCGTTTTGTCATCTGTCTCGGGTTCGTTTTCATCTTTCATACGCTTAAGCATGTTAACGAGGCTGAGTAACCCAGCACTACCAGCACCAGCAGCTAGGCCGCCTAGGCCGTATCTAAGTACGGTATCTTTATCAATAAAATCTTCGTTTGCTTCCTTATTCATATCAGTCTCCTGAGCTCATCATGTGATCTTTCTTCTGCATATCATATACAATCCATTCTAAATGCAGTACCCACCGTGGGTTTGTGACGCAGTTTATAAACTGCCTCTCGTTAACTGTTATAAGTATCTTACTCTCGGAAGCTAGACCATAAAGCTCTTTATAGATTTCTCTATATCTTTTGACATGCCCTGGGTTGCTCATGTCAAAGGTCTCTACCATAATGTCTTGTACCTTTACTACTTTGGAGTATCGAACAGCTTCTGCAGCTTCTTCCATTTCCTTAGGAGTAGGCTCTCCATCCTTCTGCATAGAGGGTAGCCCAGGAACACTAGACCCGAAGTCAAGCATACTTTCAAAGTTCTGCTGACTGCCTTTATCTTCTCCAGCAAACGGGTTGCTAAACATATTTTCGACCATACCATTCATAATTATACGTACTTATATGGATTGTTTAAAGTTGATTTAGACCCTAGCTCGTCTGCTAGTGTTCTTTCGATACTACCGGAAGCATTATTGTAATAGTCAATCTGTGCATCCATATCTTTTTCTTTCTGTCGGACTTGCTTAACCTTGTTATGCATTATGTGGGCCATAATACCTAACGGGATTCCTGTGACAAGTGAACCAACAACGACACCTTTAGTTCCAAGGTCTGCTACGCTACCTAGGATACTTGAGATGCTTGCGTTCTTAGCAACAGAGGCTGTCTTGGTGATCATACCGACATTAATTGCCTGTGATCTTTCCTCTCTACTTAATACTTGTGTATATACTGGTTTCATTTTATACTCCTATCCTGAAAAGGATTGCATTTTCCATGAGTTGTCTGGACCCATGGCTTTATTGTATCCTTGGTAAAAATCGTGAACCATTTTACCAACACCATAACCTGCTGCAGTAGATACTACTTTGCCCGGCATGGACATATCCATAAACTTACCTACCTGATAACCAAGGAACCCACCGCCTAGCTTAGGAAGCACTCCGCTAAGAGGTGTTTGTAGTGATGGGTTACCTAAATCCATTTGGACATGTTGAGAGGCATACTGACGCTCAGCTTGGGACAGTGCATTGTCTACCATAATACCGTGGTGTAAATTTGCTAAGCTGTTATTCGTTGCGAAGTCCCAACTCATTATATTAGCCCCATCTGTCTAGCATACTGTCTGCTTGGGTTGTTAGCGTTATCCCACTCTTTTACTTTAGAGAATAGCCCGTCAGTTCTGCTGACTGGCCTAGGCACGCTAGGTACCTGATTTCTAGACTGAGCTAGTTGTGATTCAAGTTTGTTTATGCTAGGAGTAGTTACAGCTCTTATTGCTGCGTCGGTACCCATCATTGGTATCATGGAGCCAAACATGCCCGCCATACCTATAGGTGGCGGAGTCTTTCCCCAAATACCTCTATCCATAAATCTTAAAGGCTTTATCTCTGATACGTACTTGCCTTTAGCAGCAAGAGTCTTACCTAGTGCGGTAGCTCTTTCCGGTCCTAATACTTTAGTAAGTCCTTGGAGTACTTTTGTACCTGGGTAACGAAGGGCTTTTCTAAATTTGCTACTGTGTCCAAGAACGCCGGTAGACTTTCCAGGCATCATTGCTCTGAACGCTGGAGACTTCTTACCTTTGGCCAAACGTTGCATGGCTAGGCCTATCTGACCTACACCAGCTCCTGCTCCGCCAAGGAAGGGTAGCGAACCTAACGCACCAAGTCCGGCAAGTCCTGCCTGTCTCATAGCATCAGTACCTTCACCTTTTAAGGCTGATCCCGCGGCACCTGCAAGATTAGATCCAGCATATATAGCTCCTGGTAGTGCCCACCCGATGTTCATCAAGGCAGATAAAGGTAGGGCTTCCTTCTCCATAAGCTCGTGTGCTTTCTTAGAGAAGCCATCAAGGTACAGTTCACCTTCCGGAGTAAGTTCCGGACCGCCTGCAACCTTCAGCAATTCTGTTCTAAGTTCTTCTTGTGTCATGAGTACCTTCCTAAAAGTATTAATATATAGCGATAGGCTATACTTTCCAGTTCCTTTTCTTATGCCTTGCCTTCTGTAAAGTTAATCATCTGAGTTTGTGAGGTTGGTATATTACCGTATTGATTACTGAACATAGATCGGGCGACGTTCTTTAGCGCTGCGCTAGTAAACTGCCCCCTCTGTATATCTTTCCTTTGCTGCGGTGACCATACTGACTTACCCGGCTCCATCTCAAATGCGCCTTGTGGTTGGTAGGAGTGTTGGTACCCTGGAGTACCTGGCTTACCAAACTCTAACTGTGCAGACTTATTGAGTAACTCTTCTGGGTCTACTCCATACTCGTGACACTTTGCTACGAATCCGTGTGCAAAAGAGGCCGCCTTAGTATCAGTGGTCGGTGCTGCATTAACGCCGTATGCCGATGCCTGTGGGTTGACGCCATAAGAAAGGCTACCATTGTCCGCCACTCCGGAAGATGCGGGCGTACCAGCTTCTGACTCCGGGGTGTCTGTATTAGATTGGTTAAGGTCTGCCGCAACTTCAGAGAGCTGTTCTTTAGCTTTAGGGGCGTCAGGCAGTTGTCCTTTAGATTTTGCCGCTGCTGAGTTACGTACTCCTGTCTGAGCAATGTTCTGGAAACTGTTCTTAAGGTTCGGGGACACAACACCCGCTCCGCCAGCGTTCATACTAGGTACGCTGTTATTCATAGGCGCTACTATCCCACCAGTAGGTGCAGTAGCAGACCCTGGTAGGGTATTGTTGGTAGCAGGGCCGGTAGGTAATACCTGTGCTTGTTTCATGTTATCCATGGCTCCATAGTAAGTGTTTATCTTGCGGTTAGCGTCGTTACGGCTAACAAGCCAAGCTACTAGCTTAGTAAGGCTATCTGGCAGTGGCTTCTTTAAATGTTCCATCTCTATATCTTTTAAGTACGGGTTTACGTACTGTGCTGTTTTGGGGAGGTACTTCTCAACTACTTGAGGAACTCCCTCGTCTGTCAAGGCTTGCATATCAGTAGCAAAGCTATCACAGGTAAATTTGGCATTGAACGCGAAGTCATACAGAGTGCAGTAACCGGCCTCAGCATGTGAGCAGCTAGAACACTTAGTTGCTGGGTCTGTTGCTTGCTTATAGTTAGGAGCAGAGCCTTCACCGGCTTTCTTCTTAAGGCCTATGCAGTGAGCGCACAAGGTCTCTTTAGTTGTATCTGCTTCCTTTATAGGTTCGTCGCATCGGTCACATCTTCCTGGGAGATCGGCGGCTTTCTTCTCGGCCTTAGCAGGCATTAACTTATCAATACGCATAGCTAATAGCTTCATGCCGTTAATCGTCGGCTGGCCATTGCTGTCAGTGCCTATCTCTTTAACTACAGTCTTCTTGTTCTTAAATCTTCCGGTAAGGACTGTATCGCCTACTTCGATATCTACATCTATTGAGGCAGCCTTGACAGCTGTCAAGTTTATCTTAGTATGCGTCTTTCCTTTATTAGAGAAATCTATTGTGTCACAGTCGAATTCACCGTTAAGTTTCCAGTCGAGGTCTTTATACTTCTTGAGGTATTCCTTCCCCTTACCCTTCTTAAGGTAGGCAACGGTAGCGTGTGGCTTATAGTCTTTAAAAGTGATTGTTGTTTCCAACTTGTCGATAAGATGCTTACGCACCTCGGTTAGATGGTCCACCCTTTCTACCTTACGGATCAGAACATCGAAGTCGTCGTTCTCAAAGATATCCAGTCCACCCATTCTTACCGTCATTACAGTACACTCATTATCTGCAAGGGCCTTCTTAACCTTAGCTGCAGAGCCTGTGTGTAATCCGTATAGTACCGTGACGTGAGGTTCATCCTCTCTACCGTACTCATGAAGATCCTCGTCTGGGATCTCTATGGCCTTCATGTCGGCGTTCCAGTTCTTAAGGCAGTTAGAGTCTGCATCCTCGAAATACAGCATAGCGCAACCATAGGAGTCACCCTTGGCTGCTTCTTTAATAATAGTTAGTAACTGTGGCGTCTTCATACGTACCCTTGTATGTTTTTAGTTTGCTTCCGCGCATAGTTCGTTAACTTATCAATAACGCTATTTTGTGACGGCTTAGCTGGTAGTCTTAGACTTCCATAGCCTAGGTCATCCATACCTTCTGTTACGTCTAGCATACGATCCACTACTGGGAGGTCTACTGACTTACCTGTTATCGAATCAGAGTCGCTGAAAGGTTTGCTTGGTCTGAACTCTACCTTGCGCTGATATTTCTTACCTAGTCGCGGGTCTATCGTGTTAAGTATCTTGTAAACTGTCCTGTCGCCTGTCCTAGGTACTGTGCCTCTAGGTATCAATGGCTGTTTCATCCTTGCTAGAAGAGAGGCTAGGCCTGCTACCTTCTCGGCTGACTGCTTATTAAGTAGGTCATCAAATCCTGGCAGCTCTGGCTGTATAGCCTTAGATGGCTTACCAGATAGGAACTCTTGTTGGATCTTAGAAAGTGCAGCTGTGTCGCCGCCGTCATCTATATGCCCTAAGTACTTTCTTAGGAACGCTGCTACTGGTTCTGGTAATGGCTTCTGTCTGAGTAGATGGTCGAAGGGAGTATAGGCCGACTCTTTTTCTAACACGCTAGCTAGTCTATCACGGAAGCCAGCAACATAAGAGGCTTGTATCATTTCATTATTCATTTAAAAAAGCCTCTAACTGTTTGTTAGGTAAGTCGTTGAGTATGTTTAGTATCGTCCTGCATACATACGTTTTATATGTCTCCGCCGTCTCTGCATTAGAGAAGAACTCGTTTGTAGGGTACTTAACCTTTACGCTAATACGGCCTTGTGGTCGAAAAGATAGATCTATATAAAAACCAACTTTCGACGCATTAGTAAGTATGTGCTCAAAGTCTACCGACGTCTTTATCGGGTTCCAACCCCACTTAGGGTAGTCGCGTTTGTTTGCCACGACAGCTAACATTTCCAAGTCTTGATCACTTAAGCGGTGGGGTGTAGATCTAGAGGTGGTCATTATCGTATTCTAACCTCTTTTGCAGTGCAGGCCTCTCCACTTTCGCTTAGTAGCTTTGCAAGGTCGTCTTCTGTTAACCAGAATCTTCCTTTATCGCCCCATCCTGTTCCCCATGAGTTAACACAGCGGAAAGCTTTCCTCTTATGGGAGTAGCCGACACAAAGGTAAGCATGACCACCAGCGATACCGCCGGCTGCCTTAACAAATCCTTTATCATCAGGAGTAGACATCTCTGAGTACCATAGGGTGCCCAGCACTACTGGGGATGTGGATAGTATCCAAGTCTTAACGTCCTGTACAGTGTTTGCCCATAGGTAAGTATCAATGAAGCCGAGTCTTTGTAGGACTTTAGCTCCTGCTCTTACTGAGGTGCCGTCATATGCTTCACCGGGCCATCTGTCTCTTTCCTGACATAGCTCATAGATAAAGTCTTCCTTGAGCTGACGTCCTTGGCAGAACGGTGATGATTGTAAAAGTTGTTTCCAAGCAAAGGCTACGCATTGTGGCTCATACCCTTGATTAAGGATAGGTGTTGCTCGGTAGTACTTACTTTGCTTTGTAGGGGCAGCGGACATCAATGCTGATGCGAATGGAAATGAGGCATCGCGCTCATCTGGTATGTGTATACGTCCTAAGGTCTTTAGCATGTTTTCTCCTGGCCAGAGTTAAAAAGTATCTTTATTAATTTATATCATGTAACCACATGTTATGCAATCTGATAGCTAAAGAAAAAGGGCTCCCAGGCATGCAATAAAAAAGCCCTTAGAGGGCTAAGGGCTTTACTATCTAAGGCTGTTCATCCTCCTTTGGGGGAGGAAACCCTTCTTTTAGATGTTCAGGGTTAAAGCGATACTTCTTACAGTGTATGCATTGCAAGAGTTTCTCTGTAATCTTAAGAAACTCTTGCTGCTGGCAGTGGGCACAGGTTAAATCAGTTACAGTGTATTCTCCCATTGCGGTGCCTACTCTTCGTCCCATCCTTTCAGCTTCCTAAATGCAAATCGGAAGGCCTGATAGGCTGGGGCTGTAGTATCTTTAATATTAGTAATGGCAGTAGCTAACTTCTGCCAATCAGAATTGTTATAAGAAAGGACCCCGTCGGCTATGATACTGTCCATAGAGAATACTGACATCGTGGTTGCGTCGTACTTACCGCCAGTATCACTAGCTTGGGCTACCATGCCCCCACCAGCGTCACCCATCTGCTGCTTCTGTTGTTCCATGACCATTGACTGGCCTTGGCTAGATGCTTCTTGACGGATGTTACTCATCTCTTGCAGTACTAGTGCATGTAGCGTTGGGTTACTATGCTTAATATCAATAAGGGCAGATCGTCTCTGGGTCTCCGGAGTCTGGAACAATAGCTGTTGGGCTGTTTGCTTAGCTTGCTCATGGATATCACCAGGAGTAGCGCCGGCTTCTCCACCAGGAGCGCCTCCACCACCAGTTCCGCCTTCCATACCTTGTTGGGCTTGGGCTTCTTCCATAGCAGACTGCTGCAGCTTCTGAATAGACTGCTGCTCTTGTACGATTCTTTCCTGTTCCGCCATGTAGTCGATACCAAATGGTCTGTAGGCTGTGCCTTTAGAAACATCCATACCTGCAGATGCTTGAAGGTTAAGTGCCTTACGTTCCATATCGTCTGCAAGAGTAACAGGTTGAAGCTTACCAGTGATCTCACCCCACATGAAGTGTTTAGAGATACGTTCAAGCATCCAAGCGATTAGGTCGTTATAACCATCAACAAGTGATCCCCACGTCTTCTCGAACAATCTTAGGGCAACTGGTGCCGCTTGGATTCCTAGAGAGCCTCTGTAGAGTTCTGCAGGGTAACCCATCGCGTTAAGTAGCTCGTCGAGAGCCTGCATGATCTGGTCCTTAGGTGTGAGGGACTTACCTTCACCACCTAGCATCTGGTATCCGACCTTGAAAGGTGCAATGGTTATACCAGTAGGATCTGCGCGGTGCATCTTCTTAACCTCTTGTAGCTTCGTGACGAAACCACTAAGAGATGTCTTGGTCAGAGGATCTTGCGCCGGAGAAGGCCCAGCATCTGGGTAAAGAACACGAAAAGGAACAATGAAGTCGTGAGCTATAGCCTCGTCGAATCGACGCAAGACCTGAATGTAGTAAATCAACTTAAAGTTTGGTAGTATCTGAGGTATTCCCCATCCTACTATCGGAAGCCCTGCTAGGGTGTTTTCTTTAAAGTGATAGATGGCTCCGTCGTTAAACTCAAACAGCGGGCCGGCTTCTGAACCACTCTGTGCAGTGTTCTTAGCAATAGTCTTAAGGACATGCCATGGTGTGTCGTCAATGTAAAAGTGCTTGCCTTCCTCGACGTTCTTGATGAATGACTGAGGGATAGCCCAGAAGTATGTGGTTCTACCACTAACTGGGTGGACTCTAAGGCGCATCTGCTTAGGGTTCCATCTGATGATCTTAACTCGGTCTTTATCAGCGCTTCTTCTATCTTCATGGTTCCAAGCACCAGTGTATGCACACTTATGGCATGTTGCATTAAAGGTAGCCTTACTAGCATTATATTTATAAGGAAGCTTGCCTGACTTGATCTCTATATTACACTCAGGGCACTTGAACCAGCGATCGAAGGGGAAATAGATACTTACGAAAGCATTACCATAGGTCATGTACTCATCACCGATCTGGCCCAGCTCTGTAGTTATATGTAGCTTATCATTAAGGAACTTGTTGAAGTCTTCACGTTCTTGATCAGACTCCCCTTCTAATATTAGGTCGGTAAGGAAATATCTTACAACTCTTCGAGAGGCTGCTCTCCATGTTCCAAAGGACATGTAAACATACTCTGCCCACTCAAGGACGTTGTTAATGTCAGTAGGGATAAATTCTGAAGCTACATCATAGAAAGGGTTAGGGAATTTACCAGCCCCATTGGACTGCTGCCTATCGTTATAAGGGTCGTTGCTGTTAGCGGGCATCGTGTGCCTCCATTATGAACTTCTTAGATATAGTGTCTGACACGTTACGCACCTACTTGTTTAACTTTTTATCCTTACTAAAGTCAAATGACTTGTTAGTCTCAGAATTAGACAACTTATCAAACTTAGCAGGTTTCTCAGATGATGCTTGCTTACTTCCTTCAGGCATCGGGATAATGTTTTGCTTTTCCATAATATTCTCTTTCATTTAGATATTGGCAAGCCATACAGCTTGCCAATATTTTTTATTTGTCGTCTATAATAATTAGGGAGACTATAATAACACCAAGTTCTTGTACCTCTACACAAGTACCTGGGAAGAATACCTTCTCCTTCCTGTCTTTATTATCTTCTCTCCAAATAATAGTTAACTCAGAGCCACGGTTGGGAATGTATGTGGTGCTGTCCTCACTAAGAGGTAACAGTAACGTTATACAATCCGCAGACGTCTTAAGGTCTACAGCCGGCAACATAAACATACCATCATTAGTCTTGATAGTGATACGCCTGCTTTGAGCTAAGAAGTTATCAGCCTTAGAAGGTACTCGTACCTCTTTAACGACCTCTACCTCTTTAATGACTTCCTTAATGACTGTCCTCGTCTGTGGTGTGTGTCCTCCAAAAAGGTTCTCCTCAACAGCTTCATCACTCTCTCCGCGCCAATCAATGTCGTCGGGTACTCCATCTTCAGGAGGTTGTCCTGAGAATGGGTCATATGCTCCGTCTTTACTCAAACCTATATTACTCCTTGCTCGTTCTTTACGAGTTTTGCGGCTGCCTGCCATCTTCTTGCCGGACTTATTAGCTATGTGCCCTGGTATGTTAGGGTCCATGCTCTTATCACTCGGCATATTAGCTTGGCTCAAAACAGCCGAGGCCTCGGACGCACTAGTCACTTTAGCTTTCGAGAAACCTCGTATACCATCGTGTAGTGCAGAAAGA